CAGAGGTGATCGTGTTGGCTGCAATCTCTGCTGCCGTGACGGCATTGGCTGCGATCTTCGGAGTGGTGATTGCATCGTCTGTGATTTGTGTGCTGGTGATTTGTCCGGTGATGTCTACAGCGGGGACGGCAGCGGTCCATGCGCTGCCGGTGCTCCGATACAACTTGTCATCGGTAGTAAGAAAGACAACGGTACCTTCTGGGTACCCCGTGCCTGCCGCGGCGAAGGCAGCCAGGGCGTGACAGATTCGCGGCACAGAAACAGAGAATGTCCATCCCAGGGTCGCACTGCCTGCGGTAGCCACCGTCTCGTGCGACATCGCCATGGCTTGCCCACCGGCCCCACCCTGCTGATCCACACGCTCGGTCTGACCGGCATCGGCGGTGTGAGTGACACCAGTACCTTCACCGATGACATCGAATACCCATGCACCGTTGGTCAGTGTGGTGATGTTGGTGGAATGCACGGTGTTATCTACGGCGGTGTTGCTGGAATTGGTGGCTTCTGGTGGCTGCTGCGCCGCATCTGCAACTGAGATTGCACCAGCACCGACACCGCCACCCGGTGGGTTTCCGGCTAGAGTGACGACGACGTTGTACGTACCCGCTGCGGGCAGTTGCGCTTCTAGCATGTAGAACAACTGCACCCGTTGGAACGCCGCTTCTGCGGTGTTGTCGGCGGTGATGATGTGCGTCATGGCCACGCCGTTGTACGTCACGCTGGTGGTTGCTTGCAGCGCGGTGGCTTCCTGCTCGACACCGACGACCAACAGGCGGTTGGCCCCGGAGCCGATCGTGTGCGAGAAAGTGAGCGGTGACGTGCCAGTGATGGTGCCGGTGCTTGCTGCGCCAAAGGTGATGGCGCCGCCTGCGAAGGCAGGCAGCGACGAGACCACCTCAATGCCGGTGATGGAGAAGTCCACGTCGCTTTCGGCAACGAGGGCGGGGGTCTCGCTGTCAGTAGCAGACCAGGCTCCGGCGGTCCCGACGTAGTCAATAGCACGAACTCGAATGTAGTACAGAGTTCCTGCGACGAGGTCGGTGATTGTGCAACTGGTGCCGGGGGCGTCTACTGACTTCAAGTTTACGCTGTCAAAGGTATTGACAGTGTCCACCTGAACTTGATAGTAGCCACGATTCCACTTGACGTCGGCCTCGATGATGGCTGCCCACCGGACGACCAGGCTGCCGATCCCAGGAGAGGTGCTGACGCCGGTCACCTGCGCCGGTGCTGCTGAAACAATGGGTTGCGTCGGTGCGAAGACGATGGGCTGGTTGCCATTGAGAATGAACGGCACCTGCTGTTGCGCTTCTGGAATGTAGTTTCCAGCCACGGGCACGTTGGTCATGCTGCTGCCGTCAGGCAGGGTGACCGTGCCTAGTTGCGTATTCGGATTGGCGGCAGACAGCGTGCCGACGCCCATCCGGACTCCGTTGACTTCCAAAGTCTTGACCCGGCGGATCAAATCGGAGAGTTGCTCTTCAGTGCTGATGGGGCTCATGCGGCTCGTCCTTCAGACTTGACGTTGCGGCGTCCTGTGATACGCATACCGTCATCGGCGAGGAGTGGGATTTCCATGTGGCTGATCAACAGTGGACGCTGGTTCATGCCCAACCTGGCTCTGGTGATGGCAATGGTATCGGCTTCATCTAGGTGGGGTAGGGGTGTGGTCATGAAGGCCACTTCGTCACTGGGGCCAAGCCTGCGGCTGAGAATGTTCTGCGCCATGGCGATGGCTTGCGTGTCTGTGACGATGAGTTCTGACTTGTAGTTCTCGATCACCCGGCCATACGGTCCCTCCACGAAGGTAGGGCTGTACGGGTCGTTGTCGAAAGCGACACCACGAACTCCAGGGGCTAGAGTGTTGGTGCCTTCCACCACGATGACGTTGGGCTTACGGGTGCGGGTGTTGCGCTGCGCACCCCAGAACGTAGCGTTCTCGCCTTCAGTGAAGTACCAGCGTGGGTTCGGGTCTACGGTGCTGGGGCGGCTACCCATGGCGCAGAAATTGTCACGAGTGATGAACAAGTCCTGCCCTGCGGCGTTGGCGAGGCGCACCGCTTCGTCCCAGGGGTTCTTGTCAGTGTCGATGAGCGTGGCCGGGACCGTGAAGGGTGACTCACGAATGTTGAAAGACATCCGAGGCCACACTTCCCGCAGCACCCGTGGGATGGCCTCACCAACGGGAGTTCCGTCCGGAATGAATACGGGCGTAGGTAGTGGAGTTCGGCACATGCTGCTGCTGTCCAGGCTGGCGATGCGCCACATGACACCGCCTTCCACTGTCTCCACTACTTCAAGTGTGTCGGTGTAGTAGGAGCCCAACAAGCACCATTCGACGTCAGTCCCGGTATTGTCGAACTGCACACCCCGGTACGCCCGCAACTCACTGACGTAGGGATCGGTTAGGCTCTCCATCTCATCGAAGGTGCGGCCCGACTCATCAATAAAGGTGATGTCCAGACTTCGGCGGGTGGTGTCGTCAAAGTCAAACGTGACGACCCCGTCAATAGCCTTGAACTCGTACACCTGCGTTCCCCGGATGATGTCAATCCGTGCTCGGGCAGTATGCGAGCCTTGTACGGCTCGGCGGAAGCGGTCGCTGACGGGGAGCATTACGCCGCCAGTGGTCCAACCAGCGGGCCAGTCTTGGGACGGGCCACCCTTTGGATTTCGAAACTGAACACGTTGGCGTCACGCAGCGGTGTGGTCTCCGTCAGCAACGGTGAAGCATGCATCGGTGTCTGTTCGATGTTCTGCACGGGGACCACGTAGTAGCGGTGGCCGAACGGATCTCGCAACAGAAGCACCTGCGATCGCAGGATGGCTTCCAGAGCGACACGGGTGGCGTTGTCCAGTACCCAAAGGGAAAGGCTGGTGGACATGAATTTAGGCACTCCATCCCGAATGACGATGGGGTCTTCCCGCCCGCTGGGCCAGAAGGTACCCGCCCGTGTCTCCTGGGTGAAGCGCAACCCCGGCTGCACCCGGATAGTCATCTGGTCGCTGCTGTCAGCCGTGGCCAGCACCCACTTTGATTTGTCGGTGAGAGTGGCGTTGGCCGTGGTGCTGAAATCGCTACCGTTCCAGGCGCCGGTAGCGGAGTCGTACACGTAGTGCACGGCCCGATACGTGCGCTGCACACCGAAGCCTGCGCCGTAGTCAATCACGGTGGCGTTGCCACTGCCGTCCGGCACCAAGTCCCAGCCGTTCTGCACCCAGCGCCACGTTGTGTCGTCAGCGTCCTGATACTGGACACCGACTCGCTCGTTGGCGATGAGCGTTCCTCGGTTGATCAACAAGGAGACTCGTTGAATTGGTGAGCCGGTGACGGTAGGCGTCACGGTGGGAGTGGTGGGCCGAGTGACGTTCTGAATCCACGTGATGTTGGCGGTGGTGGATTGCAGACCACTGGCATCCCGGACTCGCACGTAGGCCCGATACGTGGCGTTGGGCAGGTCTACCGGCAGTTGCAGGCTGCGAGTGTTCCCACTGGTCTGCCCGGTGATGCGGTAGACCACGGTGCTGACCCACGGGTCGAAACCACCGCCACCGTACTGCGTGCTGTTGGCGACGGAGAGATCCCAGGAGACCACTGCATCACCCTCTGGGTCGAACACTGTCCAGCCCACAGTGGGGCGAGTCGTGGTGGTCTGGGTGGCGTTCGGTAGTTGCACCGTGACGGTGGGTGCCGTGCTGACGATGTACTCGAAGATGCCGCCGAACTCGTTGAGCAGCGCCAGTCGGATTGGCGATGCCTGACTGATGATCTTGATGTCCTGATAGATCTTGTAGCCCAGTGGGCCAGGGTGCCCCGGTGCATCGGCTGCACCACCCAATGCATTCACCTGTCCGAACTGATTGAGGTGCCAACCTTTGGCGGCGGCGGTGTAGTCGTACAGATCACCGGCGAACTGCATGCCGGTCTGGTCGCCAGGCAGAATTCCCAGGGGCGGGAGAGCGCCCACGGCCAGGTTGTTGCCGCCGTTCATGCCCCACCAGCGCCCGAGGCTGTCCAGCACCCAGTAGCGCTTGGAAGTCCAGTCCATGTACAGGCGCAGCGCTTGCACGCCGGTCCCTGTCAAGAACGCACTGTGAGTGATGCCCGGTGTGCCGGTGCTGAATGCGATAACGTCACCGTCGTAGTTCAAGGCGTAGCCCTGGCCGTTGCCCGCCGGGTTCATGACGAAGTCGTTGTAGTACCCGAACACCGGCTGATACAGCCAGACGTTCGGAGGCCCGCCGTCGCTCGGGACAGTGGTGCCACCCCAGTTGAAGACGCTGCCCCAGATGTTCATGGTGTACCCGCTGGGCGTGGACCATGAAATCACCTTGGCGCTGCAAACTGGATGCCCACCGCCCTCGTAGAAGGTGGGAGCGTTGGGTGCCACGGGTGACTCCCCGAAACGAGCCTCGGCCTGGGCCACGGGCAGTGCCCCGCCGATGGGCTGAATCCAACCATTGGACCAGACGATGTAGCGCTGATCCTTGTTGGCCGGGTTCACCAAGAGTTCTTGTGCTACTGCCACCGCTAGCCCTTTCTGCTCAGTGCGATGCTGACCTCACGGTCCCTGCGGTCTACCACGTTCCTGGCGATGCGAGCGAACTCCTCATGGCCCGCAATGTTGCCACTGAAGACGACGGTGCTGCTGACGTTGACGACACTGCCTGCGGCGGACTGCATCCTTCCCGGTCGCACGTCGTAGAAGCCACCCCGGTCCATGGGCACGGTGGCATATCCGAACATGGTGGCGACTCGGTCCAGAATTGCCAGGTCTCGCTTGGTGGGTCTGCCGTGGTGCAGCGGGATATACGCCTCCCCGCCAGTTTCAGGTTCAGCCCACAACCGCCAGGTGCCACCCTTGGCCATCTGAGCGACGTGGTGCTCACCACCCCGTGCGAACGACTTGATGATTCCACCCTTGGCGGCACCCATGGCCGCGATGTTGGCCTGGTCGGCCACTCGCATCCCTGCGATCTCGAGGTACTGGCGCAGGGTGATAGTCTTGTCATTCAGGTTGTCCCACATGGTCTTGTACTCACGCAGTTGCGAAAGTGAAAGACCGAAGTCAGTCGCCAGTTTGACTTCGTGGTGGGTGGGCAGTTTGTCAACGGCTTCGCCAAAGTCTGTGATCTTGTGGCGAGCGAGGTAGTCGATGACGTCGATGACCAGTTTCAACTCATGCTCCGGCAAGCCGAAGGTGCGGACCAGTTCCTTGGCAGCCTTCTCGCCGCCCTGGATCAGAGTGACGAACATCTCCCCCACCTGAGCCTCGGTCAGTCCCGTGCTTTGAACAAGTGTCTGCATGGAGAGACGGAAGTGATCCTGTACGGCGGGCATCTGTGCGTTCAATGCTGTTTCCAGAGCGGGTGGGATGCTGGAGGCCAAGGTCCACCCGAACTCGGTGGCGATCCTCCCCGCCTCTTCCGGTGTGATGCCCATGGCCTGGGCGATGCGCTCCTTGGTGGCGGCTTCACCCAGGAAGGTGATGATGGGCGCCATCTCCATGGCGGCTGCCATATCCTTGGCCTTGAATGGGTCGGCCGCTGCCTTGGCGATGAGGTCTGCTTCGATGGCCAACTTCAACCGCATCTCCCGCATGGCGTTGGTGGCGTTGTTGACCATTTCAATGACGGCTTCGCTGTTCTTGCCCAGGAGCACGTCAATGGCGTTGGCCGCAGCGTTCGGCCCCGCCATGGCAATTTCCATCAGCGTCTCGGCATTGAGGCCCCGGCGCATCAGTTCCTGGATGCCTTCTACGAACCTACCGCTGGTGTTCAGTTGGGCGAACAGGTAACCCCGTAGTTCCTGCTCACCCTCGGCCCCGGCGTGCTCAATGGCGCCCACGATGCTGAAGTCCTTGCGGAAGGCACCGACGATATCTGCCACCGTCTTCTCGATGTACTTCCTGTATTGCTCGATCTGCTTCTGGGACTGTTGGATGGCCTGCCCTGTCTGGTTGAGGATGGGACCGCCAGCAGCCGAGGCCAGGTTCTGCCATTCCTCCCGTACCATCTTGAGTTCTTCACGGGACAGGCGCCCACTGTTGAGCAGGTCCTTTCCAAGCATGTTGCTGACGTTGTTGACGGCTTTGCCCAAGTGGGGCAGTTGTCCGGCCAGGTTTCGGTAGACCTCGGCAGTGGGGCGAGCACCATCTCGCCAGAGTTGCATCCAGACGTTGGTGGAAATCTTGTTGAGTTTGGTCTGCTTCTCGACAAGTCGGTTGAGTTCCTTGGTGGCCTCGATGTTGGCGACGCCCTTGCCGATCACGTCGGGCAGAAGGCTGCCTGCCCCTACAATGTTCAACAACTCGTGACCCACGCCTTGCAGCACACCCTTGGTGGTGCCCCACACACTTTGATATTGCTGCATCGCATCGGCGGAGGAGTTCTGTTCCTTGCGGACGGCGGCTATGGCCCTCTCCAACCCGGACCAGGTGTTCAGGTTGAAGCCCTGCGTCAGTTGCGCAAGGTTCATGCGAGCGTTCTGCTGGGCCTGGTTCAGTGCGCCGAGGCCAACGGTCAGCCCGAGGAAAGCGGCCGGAAGCCCGATAGCGAGTCGTGGAATCCACCGTGCTATCGCCTGGAGGCCGCTGCCGGTGCGGGTCAGCATGGTGGCCACACGTTCGGTGACCAACCCGGTGCGGGCGAGGATGGCGGTCAGCCACGTCAAGGCGGTGCCCGTGGTACGCACACCACCTGGAATTCTAGTGAACACAGAGAGCAGGCCCAACTTCTGAGACTGCAACTTCTGGGCCGAAGCACCCATCATGTTGCTGGTATTCGTGAAGAGGGTTCCTGCTCTGGCGTAGCGACTGGCAGCCAGGACGATGCTGTTGCTACTGGCCTGCCATCTCATTCCGAAGTTCGTGACCCAGTTGCCTGCGGCCTGGACGACCTTGCCCAGCCCAGCGGTGGCAGCCCGCACGGCGATGGACTTCAGCACGAACATGCCCAGCACCCCAACCACCACCATCAGCGCACTGGAAAGCCCACCCAGGAGGGCGATAGCGGTCTTCAGTGGGCCAGGCAGGACGTTCCATGCACCGGCCATGAAGGTCACCACCTGCGCCATGGCCTTCACCACGGGCAGGAACACCGCACCGATTTCCAGGCCGATGGACTTCAGTTGATTTATCATCAACTTGATCTGCATGCTGGCCGACTGCATCTGCTGCTTCAGAGCGTCGTTGGTGGCTCCCGTGGTCTCCTTCATCTGCTCTTGCACACGGTTGTAGGTCTGGCCTTCGTTGGCCATCAATGCCAGGGCACCCCGAGCGGCTCTGATCTCGTCGAACCACTCCAGCAATACGCTGATGTTGCCGCCGCTGGCCTTACGTAGTTCTTCCATGACGGCGTGCAAGCCCCGGCTGGCCACCGCCTGCTGAAGCGTCTGGCTACTGAGCCTGGACCATGCTGTGGTCAACGCCTCGCTGGGCTGAATCAGGGACTGCACCATGCGGTTGAGGCTGGTGCCGCTCTCTGCGGCGCTGATGCCAGAAAGGGTCATCGTCGCCAGGGCGGCGTTGGCGTCCTGGATCGGGATACTGGCCTGCGAGACCATGCCCACGTAGTCACCGGTGGTGGCAGCCAGTTCGGAGAAGGTGACGACACCAAGGTTCACCGTCTGGAACAAAATGTCGCTGACCTTGGCTGCCTGATTGGCAGACATGCCATAGGCGTTCAGAACGCTGGTGATGGCACGGCCTGCTTCGGCAGTGGTGGAGAGGCCAGCGGTGGCAGCCTTGGCAGACTGGAATAGAACCTGCTGTCCGGCGGCGCCAACGAACCCTGACGATGCGATGTCGTAGTACCCCTCCGCCAGTTCCTTGGCAGACTGAGGCAGAATTCGAGACATTGCTATGATTTGTGCTGTAGTTTTACCGAAACCTTCTCGAACTGTGTAGTCAATGGTGGCGACGTTGCGCATCGCCGATTCCAATTGGATGGCTCCGTAGGTGGCACCGACCAGGCTCACCCCCAGTCCGATGCCAGCGTTACGGATGCGCCGAGCGGTGCGCTCCATGCCTGCCACCACACCTTGGAAGGTGTTCATGACAGACTTGCCAACGTTCTGAATTCCCTGGAGGGTGGCGGCGAAAGTCTTGCCTGCGGTGTCCGCCTGGGCGAAGCCCTTGACGATACCTACCGGATCGGCGTCAAGAACGACCTTGATGCCGACGACCGCAGCACTACCGCCTACCAAGTTTCCTAAACCGGCCACGATGCGCTTCCTCGTTTAGTCGCAGGAACACGTAGATGTGGTCCCTCTGCTTATCAGGAATCTCATCCCTGGCAGCGGAGAGCGTCTCGCAGCCTAGACAGTTGACGGTGTGTGCGATGTAGGGATCGACGGTATGTGGCTGGCCCTTGTCGTTGAGCCACTCGTCTGGGAAGGTGCCGCAGTTAGGGCACCTCTCTCCCGCATGCAACTCGTATTCGATTGCGGCTTCCTGGTCGTGCTCGTCCCAGGACAAGAACTCCGAATGTGGTATGCCCATCTGATTGCAAAGGCGCATCTCAAGGCGGTACCTCGGGTCTCGTTTCAGCCTTTTCCCAGGTCAATGACCGATGCGTGGAATTGTGCGTTCTGGGCTGTGGTCAGCAGCGCACCTAGTTCGGCAGCCGACCAGTCTGGATCGTCGTAGATCTCCTGCACTTGCTCCAGGGTGAGGTCTGGCTCGACGATGGCCTCGGCAATCAGAGCCGGAGGGAAGGTGTCGCTGTTCCACTCCAGCATGTCCGGGTCTTGGCCGTAGGCCTCTGCCTTCTGCTTCTGCTCATCCGTGGGTGGGTTGGAAAGCAGGAGGTCTTCGTAGCGCTTGCGACCGATACTACGGAAGACGAACACAACGGATCGCTCGGTCGCCGCCTTCTCAGCCTTTTCGTAGGCTGCCTTGGCGTCCTTGAGTCGGTGCTGCACGCCCGTGTCCTCCGGCCCTGCATGCTCTACTTCGATCTCTGCGTATCGAAGATCGTTTTGGGCCTTGATGAACTCTTCCCCGATCTCGCTGTCCAGGCAGAGCCGCAGTGTGCGAGTCACCGGCTTCTTCATGGACTTGAGATGGTCGAACGTCTGCGGACGACTCTCTTGTGTCTTGGTGGTCACGTTGCTTGGCTTTCCCGAGTTGGACATTTGACCCCCTATCTCGGCTTAGTGCCCTTCTGCATGACTGGTGTTACGTCATCGTCTTGTCGAACCCAGGGACAGCCGTCGGCGTGTACGTGATCTGGTACTTGGCGGCTTCGTTGTCCGCCGTGTACTGCCGAGCGTTGCTGGCCACCTGGACCGGCCAAACGTCACACTTGTCACCCGCTGCGGGAGACGCACCTGCGATTCCCTTGTAGAGAATGACAACGTAGCCGTTTGTCCCCTTGGCCTGCGCCGTCGAGATCGCGTTCGTGGTGTCGTCTTCGTAGAAGATGAGGTTCGAGTCTTCGGTGGTGTCCTCACCGGAGACACTGGCCACGAACGTTGAACTCATGTCCGGAGCAGCAATCGGGTTGTTGCTGAACGTGAACCCGTTGATCTCGGCCAACTGCGTGTCGAGACGGGTGCCGCCGTTCACTTCCGCTGCCGTGGGGATCAAGGTCGGTGACGCAATGGTGAGGACGAAATAGAACCTCGTCTTGCCTTTCCGCATGAAGCGGACCATCGCTCACTCCTTGCTCGTTGCTGATGGGGTTCTACTGGTCGCCCTCGGAGGGCTTTCCAGCCGGTGCGGGGGCCGGGGATGACTCCGCTTCGAGAACCCAGCCGCGGGGTTCCCAAACCTCTTCGAACGCTTCCTTGGTGACGGAGGCCGGAGGACCTTCCACCGAGGGGTTGGAAATGGTGACCCACTCCGGGCTAGGGTCGGGAGGATCGAGAGTGGCATTGGCTGCCGCCGCCATCTCCCGAGCCTTTTCTGCCTCTGAACTTGACTTGGTCATGCTTGTGGCACCACCTTGATTCGGTACGTGTCAGGCGACTCGTACAATCGGTCACCGCTCTTCACTATAGCCCCAAGGCCAGAAGCCCACCTGTGCGCCACTGAGAACCCATCCGGGACCATGGCGACAAGATAGTCCCCATCGGCGTCTCTGCCAATCAGCAGGCTCCGGGTGAGGTCTGACATCCAGCGGGTCTGCTTGGGGGTGCTGCCCACGTTAGTGATCTGGAACACAATTTCCATGTCGTTGTCGGGGGTGGCCCACGGGCCATCGTTCCTGGTTCCGATCAGGTACACGATGGCGTAGGGCAGTTCCAAGGTGTTGACCTTGGGCACATCGTGGTCTCCGACTTGCTGTCCGCTGTACTCCTTTAGCCATTCGACCATGTAGGCAGCCACGTCTTCTCGGTTGACGAACGTGTCGCTCATGTTGCCAGTCCTCTCACGATCTGCATGATGGCCTGGGTGTATTCAGGACCGACTTCCTGCATGGCGGGGCGGAAGTGCGGCTGCGGCGGCTGTGCGTAGTTGCGGCCCAGACTGTCCACGCCCACAAAGCCGAATTCCAGGCGCCGTGCATAGGCGTCGTCACTGGCGACGACCACCGTGTACCCGCTGACGTCGGCGTACAGCCTCGCCCGGTAGCCTCCGGTGTCCACTGGTGCCCGGTCCTGCACAGCCCTCAGCAACTTGTGCGAGAACTCCTGGGCCAGCGCTTGCATCTCTTTCCGCATGCCCGACCGCATGATGTACTGCCACTTCGCTCGAAGTCTGTCCAGCCCCTCAATGCTGACGGAGATGTTCACAGGCTGATCTGCCCAGCGAACTCGCGCTGTTCCATCTGGCAGGTACGGGCAGCCTGCATGCTGCTGCGGTCCACCGACACGATGGTGAACACGGTGTCGTTGATCTGTGGATCCCGCATGCACACGTCCAGGATGACGTAGTCGTTCACCATCAGGGGCGGGCAGGTCAGCGGCACGTACAACGTGTATCGGAGATAACTGGCAGTACCACCACCTTCAGGAGTCTCGTTCGGATAGGCGTTGATGACCAGTACCAGTGCCTTGCCCTGATACAACTGCACGTCGGGAGCAGAGGTGTACTTCCCGGTGTGGTTGTCGAAGATGTCGTTGGCCTGGCCTCGGGCGATGGTGACCTGGTCAGTCATCTCACCTTCGACGAAGCGAGTGATGGGGCTGAGGTCAATCGGCATTTCCCATTGCCTCCAGTACGTCAGCGATGGTCTGAACGATGTAGTAGGTGACGTTACCCTCGTCACCCCACCCCAGGCGAGCCAGGGCTATTGCTTCCAGTTCTTGCACGTTGATTCTACGTACCAGGTCCGCCAGCGCTTGGTACGGGACCGGAACCGCGATCTCCAGCACCACTACGGAAGGCAAGCCAAGCGTCGTAGCGCTTCCTGGCGTCGACTCCGACGGGGTCTGTTCTGGCTTCGTAGAAGACTGGGACATCCTCGTCACCCCTCAGTTGCTCGTGCGGATCCAGCAGGTCCCAGATTTCTTCCGGGATTCCGAACGGGTACGCCTGGCAGTGACCCGGCCGAAGGGCTTGGTCCCTCGGTACGTTCCTCTTGTCCAGCCGGGTGCAACTCTGACAGATCGGCGTTGAGAACGACATTGGCATCTTGCACCACACTTCCGTTAAAAAGTTCTACGATGATGGGGTCATATACAGGTTTGCGGGCCATGACCACAGCCTAGCCCCCGACCCTCGGACTGACGGTGTCCACCACCCGGCGGAGCACCACCTTGGTCACCTTGTCCTGCATCATCTGACTGAACTCTGCCTTCTGCTCCTCCAGTTCCTCATCGCTGAAGTCTAGTTCCAGGCCGTACTCCTTGATGAGGTTCTCAATTACCCGCTTGGAAGGCGTCCACCGGGGCGTTACGCTGACGACCTCAAACGTTCCCTTGGTCAGCGCTTCGAGGTTTCGACCCACGGTGGTGGCAGTGAGGTCTGCAAGCCCGAAGTCCTTGTCAACTACGGGCAGTCGTTGAGCGCCGCCTTCAAGTTCTACGAAGATCCCTCGGGTGAAGGGCTTGTCCAGGTGCGAGTACGTGGCAGCCATCCAGTCCTCTTCGGTGAAACTGCTGAAGGGTAGTTCGAATGTGTTGCCCACCTTCATGAGTTCTTCGGCATGCGCCTGCTGTGGTGTGTTGCCCACCGTCTCGTAGGTGATGCCTCTGAACATCTTCTTCTTGTCTGGATATGAATATTTCTCCCACATCTTGTCCAGGTGGATGGCGGCGGCAACGTCCCGGTCGTTGTAGGCAACTTCAGGGCGGGCGATGCCGTGCATTTCTTCCCAGGCAGCCCGAATGGTGGTCACCTGAGAATTGTCTTCGGCCCAGTAGTGCAGTACCGAGGTGTCTAGCGTTTCACCTTGGTAGTGACGGTACGGGAAGAGAGCCTCCTGCATGGCTTGGGCAGTGTCCTCTTCGCCGTCAAAGGTTCTGGCGATCCTCAGCGCCCTCTTCTTGAAGTCGTCTGTCATGTTGCTGGGTACTTCGTGGTTGAAGACTCGCTCAATCACGTCACGCTGGTCGGCAACGACTTCTCCACCTACGGGGCGGGCCTGGTCCACCATGCGGGCGGCTTGACGCCCCAACAATTTTTCGTCGTAGAATCCACCAATAATTCTTGAAAGATTGGTGGGGTCCCGGTGGTACAAGTAGTGGCTCATGTTTTCTGAGATCATCTCGTCGATGTTCATGGCGCCGTACTCGCCGGTGATCCTCACGATGTTGCGCTCTACTGCTCGCAGGTTGTTCGGTGCCTGGTTGATGCGTAGTTCGTCCCGCAGTACCACCTGTCGACGCCACGCCATGAAACTACTGCCCAGCGGGTCACGGGTCTTGTAGTCAAACGGTAGGGCGGCAATATCTGTCAGCCGTTGTTCGATGTACTTGGGGTTGGTGATCCAGTGCAGGTTCAGGCTGGTGCGGTCGGCGATGACGTCCACCAGTTCATGGATCTCTGCTTCAGTCAGGTGGTCTGTCAGCCAGTGGGCGGTCTCGTGCAGCATGAGCCGATCGAAGATGTTGTCGCCGGTATACCTCCGCCCGGTGGGCACGACCCCGGACCGAGCCTCGTAGCGGATGATATCAGAGACGTCGGCCTGGGTCTTGGCATAGTTGAACGCCCATTCTGCGTGGACGTTGATGTTGCCTTGCAAGTATGAGAACTGCCCTGCGTTGGCAACGTAGGCTCGGTCGGTGGTGATGCGAATGCCGGGCATGTCTTCCAGATTCGGAAAACGTTTGCGGGTGTACAACTGCAAACGGAGCGACTCCTTGACGAAGTCATCATCCACGGCGTTCAGCAGGGTGTTGGGACCCAACATCTGCTCGGCTTCGTCAAAGAGTTCGATGAAGAACCTGGTCTCACCTACTCGGAACGAGGTGGGGCTCTCCTCTACGGCAAGCCGCTTCCAGTTGGCGATGGTGGCGTACTGCTCCGGCTCCAGTCTGGTCACGCTGTACGAAGTGGGTACGAACTTGCGGGTGGCGATCTCAAAGTTGGTGACCAAGCGCTCCCAGTTGCGCTGGATGACAGCCAGTGCCTCACCCCTGGCGATGAAGTACGTCTGGAATCTACCGAAGTAGTAGTCCAGGTCAAACCCGCCCTTGATGGGCGCCAGCGGATCCACCAGGCGCATGTGTCGGCCCTTGCGGTACATCTCATGCGACTTGGCGATGAGATCATCCATGGTGAGGTGCTGGGCAGCCTTGCCAATCTTCTGATAGACCTCCAGGTACTCAGCCTTCACTCCGGGCGGCAACCCTTGGAATCCGAAGGGATTGAGCACTCCGCTGCTGGACCAGTCTCGGTAGACGATGCCTTCCCGTGCTTCGACGTTGTTGATCCAGTTGCGCAGGTGCAGCAGTTTGAGTTGGATCTGTCTCGGCCCGTCGCTGGGCAGAATGTCGGCCAGGTACCGCAGCGCACGCTCATCCACTGGGTTGGTGAACTTGTTGCCCATAGCGGTGACCACACGGTCCAGCGCTTCGGCTCGGGAGACCGGCCCTTCGCCTTCGATGCTGCTGGAGAACATCTTGCGCATGGTCTCAACGGTGCGGTCCCAATTCGGAATAGCATCGTCCAACTTGGTGAAGCCCAGCCGGTACGACATCAAGTGCATGCTGGCAAAGCCCTCGTCCACCAGTGCCTTGACTTCCTGCGCTCGCAGCGCCAGGACGTTGGCAATGTCGTAGACGTTCCACCCGAAGATTTTCATGTTGGTGGCAACGCTGCGCAGCCCGTCCTGGTCGAAGTGCAGGCGGCTGAGGAAGCGCACGTTGCCCCGTTGCAAGGCTCGGAGGAACGGATTGTTCTCTACGGCCCGCAGCCCACTGAACCGAATACCACCAAACAACGTAGACTTGATACCTGCGCCGGTCTCTTCTGCCAGGTGGCGGCTGCTGACCTGGATGGTCTTGAACACTTCCACCGGGTTGGTCATCACCCATCGGAACAGACCGCTGTAGGTACCGTCAAAGTTCTTGGTCAGCAGGTTCTGGAGGGAGAGGTCTTCCACCACCCGCTTGACGGCGTCAATGGGAATGCGGAGGTTGGCGCTGATATCAAAGATGGACTTGTTGAAGATGCGCCACTCCACCTTGGCAGAATGGAACTTGAACTGGCGCACCACGTAGCCCAGGTCACGAGCCACCCGTGCTGCCCCGAACGTCCGGGCGGCGGTATAGATATCACGAGGGTCAAACGTCAGTTGGGCGCCCCGTGCAATGATCTGCTCGGTGAGGTCTTTGGCCAGTGGCCCGGTGACCAAGCCTTCTTCAGTCAGGCGACGGGCGACGCCGTAGGCAAGGTCTCTGGGCTTGAAACCAAGTGGGCTGGCGTGACTGCCGAGGAAGTCCACGAGGTGGTCGGCGACCATGCGGGCGGACATGTTGTGAATCACGTCGCCACGGGTCAGCATCAGGTAGTGGGTGAATTCGTCGGCGAGATTGTCGGCAACCTCCTTGGGCATGCGAGTGATGAAGTTGAAGGTGACGTTCAGCGGCCCCTTGGGTACGATGCGAATGTTGCCCACCAGTGCGCCATGCTCGTCGATTTCCACAATGGCCCGGAAGATGCCATTCAAGAAGTTCTTGGGTAGGGCGCTGATGTGCCCACCGATGGAGCCATCTTGATACATCTTGATGACGCCTCGGTAGGCGGTCTTCGGGAAGAACGAGAGGGACTTGATCAACCCCGTAGGTGTGAAGTTGACGTGTCCCCGCAGCCAGTCGAAAGGGTCAAGGCGTAGGCGTTCGCCCCAACTGGTCCACGTCATGCTGACCTTGCTGGCGAACTGCTCACCTCCCGGTAGTTTCAACAGCACCCGGTGTACCAGGTTGCGGCGCTGAATCTCGGCGTTGATGACGCTGCGCAGGTTGGCTCGGTTTTCTCGGCTGCGCAGCATCTTGTTGGTGGATTCAAACAGCAGTTGCAACTGCTCTTCATCACGGTGCCCCGGTAGGATGGTGTTGAGAAATCGCTTGGCATCGTCCCCGACGTGCTCGGCGTGGTACAGGATGCGGTCACCCGCAGCCCGGAGCCGGTCGATTTCAATGGGCAGGCTGGACCACTCCGGTCCACCCGGCCATGCCCGTTGCACCTTGAATTCCAAGGGACGGCGGGTGCTGATGTCAATGGCCCGTGCCCTGGCGATGACCACCTCGTCCCAGTTGGGCAGGAAGCGCTCCTGCAAGGTGAGCGCACGGTTGAACAAGGTCTGTGCGGTCATGTCGCCTTGGGCAATCAGCCTGCGCAGGTGGTTGAGCCAGTCCTCGAACAGTTGGCTCCCTAGAAAGCGCACCCCCGCTGCCGCTGCCATGTTGCTGACGGCGCTGGCTGCGTAGGCACTGAGCCCGGTGACCGCTGCGCCCAGGACCACACCCTTAACCGCTTTCGCAACCTTGGACTTTTGCCTCGACATTTTTTCTCGATCATCCTTCTTAGTGGAAATCGAGAAACGTCGAACACAATGCGGATGGGCAATGGGATTGGCCCGTGCGTCTTCAATGCTGACCCGCAGGCCGTTGGCCTTCAGCGGATCGGCGTGGTAGGTCCAGCCACAGTCGGGGCCGTCGTGCACGATGATGGTGACTTGCTTGCCCTTCAACCTTTCACGCTCTGCCCCGGCAAGGGCGCCTAGGTTGTGCAACTTCTGAGCGTAGGCGTCACCCTGCAACCGAGCGTAGCGTTCCAGACCCCACTGCCGCCCGTCACTGCCCATAGCAGCCTTGACGCCGTACCTCCGGTCGATGTTGACCTGGTTCATTTCCAGGACGTCAGGGCCAAGCGCTCCACCCCGACCAGCCTTGAACATTGATTTGCCCAGGTAGTTGGTCGTCCTGCCGAAGCGCTTGCGGCGGCTCTGGGTGTCTTCCCACACATGGTTGACGAAACGCTCGCTGTCTCGGGCAGCGTAACTGCGAGCGTTGCGCATCTTCATGTAGTGTTCGAGACTCAGCCGCTGCACGGCCCCTCGGTCAGTAGGCAGCATGACGAAGTCCGGCGACGTGCTGCGGGCGCCTTCCAGGTAGATCTTATCGAAGAAGCCGGTGCGCAGGCGGTCCAGGTGCGTGTCGTTGGCGTCTCGGAGTTCTTGCTTGACCTCTCGGGTAATCAGGCTGACGGCCCGACGTCGGGTCATGTCCTGGACTGTGAACTCATTTTTGATGACTGTGTTCTGCCACTTGAAGATAATACGCCCCACTGATCGGTCAGGTCGAAGCAGGGCGTCTACAAATTCGCTTCCGGCTACCACCGGCATGGCGCTACCTCACATCGGGGCGATCAATGACCGTGACGCCGTAGTGCTGTGAGCCGTTCGGCCCGGTCATGAATTCCTCCAGATGCTTTTGAGCCGATTGAAGGTTGGCTCCCCACCCGATGCTGATGCCACCAATCGACATGTTGGTGGGCTGGTCCAGTGTGAGGACGGTGATCCGTGCTCGGATGGACTCTTCGATGGCGGCGTTGACCGCCTGGGTGTGGTCACTGCTCGTGGCCTCCAGGCGGTCAACACGCTCGTTGAACTCGGCGTCACTTTCCAGTTCGCCAATCCAGGACCGAGCATACGCCAGTTCGTCGCTAGTGGCTGGCATCGTCTTCCTCGAGAGCGGTGATGAGATCCGCCTTCTTCTGGGACGTGGGCTCCAGGCCACGGTTCTTGACTTCTGACGCCAACTCCTTGGCCGTCATGTCGTCGTATTCGAGACCGGAGAGGTCGTGCTCGACTTCCTCTTCACCCGGCCAGGGCTCGAAAGCCCTCTCGTTGATGTCGCCGTCCTTGACACCGGGCGGCAGGTCCTCGTCCGGACTGACCAGTACGGCGCTGCCGTCTTCAGTCAACACGGTTACGGTGCGGAGTCGCTGTCGGGGCATGTGATTTCCCTTCTTGTGGTCGGGCCGGGGCTAGGGGGTCAAGCCGAGACCCCGGCCCTTCCACAATCGCTGTTAGGCGACGTCTGCGACGATCAGTGCCTTCGGCGCTGCCATGGTGGGCAGTGCGACGGCAGTCGCCAGCGTGGACGTCTGGACGGGGTGCTCCTGGGTAAGGGTCAGAGCCACGATCCCAGGCATGGCGGTCTGATCGATCAGACCCTTGCCTGCCAGCACGATCGACTCGGCAGTGACACCGTAGAACGTCTCCCCCATGGGGGTGCCCGCCGGAGGCAGGCCGAGGACGAACTGAGGGTCCAGCACCGAGGTCTGTGCAATCGTGCCGTTGGCCTGGCCCACCCGGACCTTCACGTCGTACGTGGAGATCGGAGCAATTCCGTTGGCGGCGAGTACGGCGTCCACGACGTCCCGGTTGATCCGGTTGGGCGTGGTCCCGGCGAAGGCCACGGCCTGACGGAACTCAGCGTTCATCATCAGGTTCGAGACCCGAGCCTGGCTCATGAGCCAGGTGCCGGGGGTGGTGCCGTTCTCGTCCACGTAGAACTCCGTCCACGTGAGCAGGTCCGTCAGGGGCTTGGCGTTGGTCGTGTCCGTCCACAGGGCGATGGGAGTCACCTTGTGGTTGGCCGGGAGGCCGAAGTCCGCCTCGATCTGGAGACCGTTCTCGTTGAACGTCACCTTGCCCGTGGTGAGCAACTGACCCCTGGCCAGTTCGATGCGAGCCTGGACGGAGCGGACCATGAGTTCGCTGTCGTCGTAGATCGCATTGATCAGCGGGTCGTTGGTACCCCGGTCCAGCGTGCGCAGCCGGAGCATCTCCTCTTCACCGAGGGGGATCGCCCGGCTGACCGGGGGGATCTCACCACGGATCCGAGTGATGCCCGGACGCCCGGTGAACGGTGCCGGGGTGTCCCATGCACGGTACTCGGCCGTCTCCACATCGTTCAGCGTGCCCTGCCGAATCCGGTACTCGAGGTCCGGAATCTGCCTGTTGGGCAGCCAACGGTCGAGGGTGAACTGGTTCTTGAGGACCTCGTTGTCGTAGGCACGAACGTAGTGGGTCAGTTCGCCAACGTCGACGAGATCGTAGAGGATGTTCGGCATGTGTCATCCACCCCCTACACGTACTTGATCCAGGAAGTGACTTCCACCTTACCGGCGGCGTCCACTTCACCCTTGTTGTTGCCGGTACCCGTGAAGGCAGGCAGACGGTTCTCCCGCACGACACCCGTCCAGAACAACGCTGCACCACAGTCCGGATCGGTCAGGGCCGTGACCTTGACCTCTTCGAAAAGGTGCCCCACCAGGGTCTGAGTCCCGTCGAGGGCAGCGTTGTTGTAGGGGCCGTACTTCCCCGATGCCGTGATCACGCCGAGAGCAATGCCGCTGGGCAGGTAGCCCTGGGCGATGTGCTCTGCGTCGAACGTTGAGATGTCCAACGTGATCGGCAGCATGGAGTCGAGACCCATCCGCATGCGAATCCACGACTTGTCGGAGGCCTTGTTGAAGCCCTCCGATGAGGTCGCAATCTGCGTACCCACTTAGTTTCCTCCTTTGTGGGCAGACGGTTGGGGTTAGCCCTTTGCGAGTTCGGGGTGCCGCTCTGCCAGCCGGTTGGACGCACGCTCTGCGGCGCTGCCCTTGGGCTTGGACTTCGGCTGCCTCCCTGGATCGCTCCCTGGGACACGGGACTTCGGCGGCGTCTCGTCTTCGTCGTCGCCACCACCACCATCTCCGCTGAACAGTTCCGGCCACTCCTCCTGGAAGGTTTCTACGGCTTCCTTGATGTCGTCGGCGTCCGGCTCGTCATCCACGTTGAGACCGATGAGGCGTACTGCCCCTTCGGCCCGCTTGGGATCGGCACCCTTCGCCAGCAACCGCCGCTCCACCTTGAGGTTGAGGCGTTCCTGTGCGACTTCAGCCTTCTGGCGTTCGTTCTCGGCCTTTGTGGCCTGGTTGCGCTCACGCTCCTTGGCCAAGTCCTTTTCCTCTTCCGAGGAGCCGTCCTTGACCTTCTGGAATGCGGCCTTCATGTCGTCGACAGAATCGAAGCCAAGTTCCTTGGCCATGTCCTGCCGAGCCCGACGCTGGGCCTGCCCGACCCTCTTCTTGACGATTGCTTCGACCCTGTCCTCGCCGAACTGCCGTCCCTTGGCTTTGGGCGGTGGCTTTTCGTCGTCGTCGGTTTCATCGTCGCCGTCGTCGGTGTCGTCGTCAGCACCGTCGTCGTCCCCGTCGTCCGCACCGCCCGAAACAATGGGAACCCATGTTCCGTCGATCCAGATTCCGAGTGCCTTGTACTTCAGCATTATGCTGCCTCCATCGGAGTGGGTTTTGGGAACTGTAACACCATTAGAACGCAGGCGGTATCGCTGCCTCTTCAGGCAGGATAAACGGCGTCCCGCCTGGCACTTCTTCCCCTTCTACCGGGGTGCCGCCCACCGGCTGCCCGATACTGTCCAGCGGTACTGGATCCAGGCCCAGCATGGCTCGGCTGGCGTTGATGTCGCCGCTGGCTTCGGCCACGGTCTTGGCGCCCTCGTAGTTCTGCGACATGATGCGGATGACTTCCCGTTGGATGTCGTCGATGGGGTAGCCCGCCTGCATCAGCAGGCTGACGCCAGTTTCCAGGCTGATGGCGTGGTTGGCGATCAGGTTCCAGACGATGGTGCTGGTCTCCTGCTTGTCGGCAGGCAGGTATGCACCGAAAGCCAGGTGAGGCTGCACGAATTCGTCCACAACTCCGTTTTGCATGAACATGCGCAAAACGAACCTGAGCAACATATCGTACTTGTCCTGTCGCACGAGCCGCATGTGCCTTACCATGTTGCTATGTGGCTGGAAAGACAATGTGAGCACGATGCCGCTGGGGACCTTGCTTGGGTCAATGCGACCCAGCAGAGTATTCGGGATACGACCGTTCACACTCATGCGGTCCAGGAGGGACTCCTGATACTTGAGCAGTGCGTCGAGCGAACGGCTCGTGTCCAGGAGTTCCGCACCGTTCTCGCTCTCGAATACCTGACCCGGCCCGTATCCCGTCACCTTCCCTTCCTCGTTGCGGCCCAGCGTGCCTCGGACGCTCAGTGGTGGGGTGCCGGTCGTGGCACTGGCGGCGGCTAGGTCGGTCTCGCAACCCTGCACGTCGTCAATGATCTGGAGGATTGGGCTCAGGGTGCTGGTCCCGTAGTGCTCGTCTTCTGCCACGGTGTTGGGCAGGTGCACCACCGGGATGAAGTCGATCTCCAGGTCGGTCTCCGGCTTGATCTCGGTGCCGGTGCTGTTGCTGAGATCGTCAATGTCACCGTTGAGGTTCTCGTCGTTGCCGATCTCCCACTCCCGCTCGAACATCCAGCAGGATTCTGTGTGGGGCTTGCTGTTCCATGGCAGCGTGGTCGTAGTGGTGGTGGGACGCATCTCCCAGGTGATTCGCCTCAGGAATTTGCGCTTCCGGCCTCCCACATTTTTCTCGTACTCCCAGGCTATGTGAATTCGTTTCGGCCAGTCGCTGTCGTTCTCCCAGTCGTCCAGCACCGGGAAGTAGAAACCAGGGTCGTACACTCGTAGGCGGGGCCGCTCGTTCTGCTCGCTCCAGCCGAGGACGTACACGGCGTCGCCCAGTTTGATGGCCTTGCGCTCGGCCTCGTTCAACTTCAGGAGAAAGCGCTCTTTCTGCATCCAGTCGGTGATGAGATCGAAGACTGCCGTCGCCGGTCCTGAGACCTCGTTCTCCGACGGTGGGGCACCTTCGACCGGCGGACCAATCTGCTCCAGGGCTGCTTGCTCATCTGTGTAGCCATCCACCTGTAGGTTCTGCTCGTCGCCAATGATGCTGGAAAGCACTGCCTCCACCACCAGATACGGGTCCCCATACTCTCGGCGCCCTTCCTTGACCTCTTCGTCTTGGGTGTTCAGCCAGCGGCGGGCGCTGGTGCGGTAGTAGTCCTCCAGAATCGTGTACGCCGTCAGGCGGCGTCCGTGTTCCTGTGCCCAGTTGGGCACTGCCATGCCGTGGTGGATGGTCAGGCGGTTCTGGAACGTCTTCTTGTAATCCAGGAAGGACCACGGATCGACAATTGATTCGAGCGTTCCCCAGGTCATCGTCTACCTGCCAATCGGTAGTCGTCGGCTTGCGACTGATTGATTCGGGTCTTGGCCACCATCATCGTGTGCATGGCCCAGTTCAAGGCGTCCATGCGGTCGGGTGACCAACTGTCGTCTGGATCCTTGGCGTCCCAGGTGGTCATTTGCTCTTCCAGTTCGGGGAATGACCCAATGTGGTGAACCCTACCCTTCTCGTACAGGTTGGCGACAGGTTCAGCCCGACGGTCCTTCCCCCGTGAGGTATGCGCCACCCGTACCGGCAGCGTGTCCTCGTACACCTGAATGCTGTGCTGCACCATCTCACCGCCGAAGTTGATTTCGGCGACGATGAAGTTGGCCTCCCAGTCGTAGTAGGCCTCGATTGCCCGCTTGGCCCATTCTGCGGTGGTGCCGTGCAGGCTGTAGTCGGCGAGGACGAAACCGTGGGTCATGGCCGTCAGTCGGGGCGGGCAGTTGTACCAGTATTCGCCATGCGTCATGGCGGCGACCACAATTCCGGTTTCGTCGCCCATCTTGCTGCCAGCGGGGTCCACGCCGACGCAGATCACGTCGTAGTCGTCGGGGGTGTGCATCAGCCCGATGCGATTGTCCTCGATCCAGGCAGGCTTCCACAAGGCGCCTTCCACGTCTTCCAGGTACTTGCCCAGAAGTTCCTGCTGGCCCAGGCGGGTGCCTTCGTAGTCGGTGTACAGGTCTTTCTTGACCTGCGAGTCCAGATATGGATTGTCTGCCGTAGTGGCGTGGGTAACTCGGCAGTCTTCCCGCTGCATGAGCGTCTTGATCAGCCGCCTTGATTTCGGCGTTGTGCTAACCACCACGTGAGGCCTCGGCCCAACACGTAGTCCGTATCGCATGTGCTGCCAACAGTCCTCGAGATATCGCCAGGCTGCCAACTCTTCTGCCCAGACAAAACAACGGTTACCACCCGATCGGAGCCGCTCGACATCTTCTGGGGTGTGGGCTCCGAACATCTTGCACTCTGCGCCATTCGGATACTTGACAATGGTGCCTCCGGGAGTGACTCGCAATTTCAGGTCGGCCTGGTGGGCTCGAAGTCCAGAAGGCCCATTGACACACGACGTAACGCCGTCACCAAGTGTCGGGGCGATGATTGCAGCCCAGTGGCCACCAGGAACATGGGGTAGGCAAGGTGGTCCAGAAAGATGTTCGTGCATGTACCGGGCAGCAGCAGCAGTTTTCCCGCTGCCACGCCCGCCCAGTAGCATCCAGATAAACCAACGGCCCTCGGGTGGAATCTGATGGGATAGGGCGATCCAGTCATCTTCCGGCGGGTGCAGGATATCCGCTGCTACGGCCCACGGCGAGCGAAGCCGGACCTGGCTCACGCAACATCCTCGGTGATCCAGACCTTGATCTTGCGTCCGCCAGTCAGGTCGTCATTGGGGATCGTTTCGGTCTTTCCTGCGATGTTCACCTTGAACTCGGCGTCGTACCAACCCGGAGTGTCGGTATCACCTGCGGCCCAGTCGTAACGCAGAATTGCGTTGGGCGCATCCTCAACGAAGCCGGGACTTCCGTCGATCTTGGGCGGGTCGGTGGCGTCACCTTCGGCTCGGAGGAAGAACGTGATGGGTGTTGACGGTTGCAGGTCGGGCAGTGGAACCTTGTGACCATTGACCCGAGTGAAGGCTGCAATCTTGAGGCTGGGCAGCCGGTCACCCTTGCCAATCTTGAAAAACTCTTCCATCATGTCCTCATTTCCGTGAGGATGTGGCTCTGCATCAAGCGAGCCTGCACACCGCTCTGGACGAAGGCTATGTCAGTGTCGCCGCTGTTGAGGATCCGCACACTAATCGGTCCGCCGAAGGCCACCAATGGAATGGCATCATCTACGGTGATCACCACCACGGCCCGGACCACTGCGGTGGCCTGTACCGGACCCACCACCACCGTCGCATTGACGACCACCAGGGCCACTACGGGCTGCACGGTGCCCACAGCGACCACCGGGGTCATCACTGCCAGGCCCGTGGCGTGGATCACAATGCTGGGGACCGTCGCCAGGGCAGCCACGTTGATGGTGGCGACGCTTGGAATTGCCGTGATGGTCACTGCCTGGACGGTGGCCAGAGACTGAACTCGGCTGACGGCGACCGTCTCGCCTGCTCCAGCCTGAACGGTAACTTGCTGAACCGTCGCCACTGCCGCTGCTGGAGTTCCAACGATGATGGCAGTGGTGTTGATGGTGACAGGGCGAACCGTGGCTGTGGCTTGCACCAAGTTCGGTGCGGGGACGGCAGTCGTAGAAATTGTGACGGGCTGAACAGTGGCGGTAGCCGGTACCCGCCCCGGCGTGACAGTGGCACCACCCCCGGCCTGAATTGCCACGGCTTGCACGGTGGCTATCGCCGATGCGGGTGCGACAATCGCAGCACCCGTGAGGTTGATGGTGACGGTGCGAACTGTCGCTACTGCGGCCACCACGTTCGGGGCAGGCGTGACCGCTGCCAGAACCGTCACCGACGGCACCGTCGCAGTGGCGGATACCTTGGGTGGAGCCGCCAGGGCAGGAACCGTGATGGATACCGTCGGGACGGTCCCGGTCGCCACCACGGGAGTGCCGCCGAGCACAAGAGCCGTGGTGGAAATCGTGATGGCTGGCACCGTAGCAGTTGCCGCCACTCGGTTGGGTTGGATAGTCGGTACAGCGCTGATATTGACGGGCTGGACCGTGGCGATTGCCGCCACCGTAGAGGGTTGAGCCAGTGCAGCGGGGGCAGCGGAGGCCACCCTCACGGTGGCGGTCGCCGCTACTGGTCCCGGCGCAACGGTTGCAGTAGCGGAGATCGTGATGGTTCGTACTGACGCAGTTGCCGTCACTGCGAGTGGTGTGACCGTAGTGCCAGCACCGGCCTGAACCACAACGCTGGGAACGCTGGCCGTGGCTGCCACTGGAGTTCCAGCAGTGACCAGCGCCGTCGTGTTGATGGTCACGGCTCGGACAGTTGCCGTCGCCGCAACCACATTCGGAATTGCTGCCCCGGAGAAGTTGATCGTTACGTTGCGAACCGTGGCTGTGGCTACAACCGGAGTCCCCGCAACGATTACGGCTGTCGTGTTGATGGTGACGGCTCGCACCGTAGCCGTGGCTGCTACTGGAGTCCCCGTGGTGACAACCGCAGTGGTATTAATAGTAACACTAGGAATACTGGTCGTTGCAGTGACTGTGCTAACCGGAACGTCGGTCGCTCCCCCAACATCAATCGTGACAGCGGGGACCGCAGCCGTTGCGGCCACGGTCGTCGTGGGGACGTTCGCCGTTGTGAGGACAAAGACTGAGGGCAATCCACTGGTGATCCACGGCGGGTTGGTCTGCGTGTTGACCGTGGTGCCATCCGTTGCAATGGAATATGGCGGGCCAATCGTGGTGCTGGGTTGGTCAAGTTTGATGACGACGTAGGCACCGAGGGTGCCCCACTGTTCGGAGACCGCAGCGAGGGCTTCTACCTGCCCGTCGGACATGTCCGAAGCCCATGCCGCCCCGGTGTAAACGTCTCCATCCCAGAACTGGCCAGAGGAGATGGCGCTGTTCCCGGCATCAACAACGCTGTCGGCTTTCGTATTGGAGAGGTTCTCGTGAACCCAGACCCCGGTGTCGTATCGGTAGATATGCCCACGAGGTTGCACTGTGCCGCTGGCCTTGGAGATCACCAGCAGCACCCAGCCGTGCGCCGCCAGAATCGCAGTAGTTCCAACGTGGTTGGTGCCGTTGGTTTGGAGCCGTAGGAAGTTGTCGGCACCGTTCCTGGAGAATTGGTACCTGTTCGCAGTGCCAGGACCAAGCCTGAGGATGCCCTGATTTCCAGAGAGGGCGTCTTCGGTGGCGGCTCGGCAGATCACCGCAATGGTGAATGGACCGGTGATGGCACTGTTGTCGATATTGAAGTTGATTCGATCAGCAGCGGCCCTGCTGAACGTGCGGTAGTTGGTGGAAGACGGCTTGGCGTAGGGCCGTACCGGCTGCACGAGGAACGAGGTCGGAATCGAAGGTGTGACAGTGCGGACGGTGGCCGTTGCCACCACAGTTGAAACTAGAACGTCCGTGTTCCCAGCAGTTTGAACTGTTACAGCCTGGACAGTTGCAGTGGCGGCAACCGGACTGACGGGCACGTCTTGATTGCCACCGGTAACCACGGTGACACTAGGGACCGAGGCAGTTGCAGCCACCACATTCGGCGTTGCGATGCTAACGGCGACCGGTGTGACAGTTTGTACGGTTGCGGTTGCAGCCACTGTGGCGGGTGGGACACTCCCCGTGGCTGAGATCGTCACTGTACGAACAGTTGCGGTTGCTGACACCGTGGCCGGAGCAGCAGCCACGCCAATTGCGATAGTGACTGCGGGCACGCTGGCGGTCACACTGACCTTGGCCGGTGTGACTGTCTGTGGAATTGAGATCGTCACGCTGGGAACACTGGCCGTCGCCGCAACCCTGCCCGGCGTGACGGTAGTTGGTCCAGCACCGGCTCGCAGGTACACCTCGTCGTAGACCCACTGACTCGTGCCTACGTCGTAGACCATGCCCAAGTAGACATTTCCACTACGGGTGTAAACGTTGGCGCTGGCGAGCGTCGAAGTTACGTCTTGAAGAACCCTCTTTACCCCGACCCACCCGCTGCCCGTGTCCTGGCTCCAGTACGGCTCAGAGAATGAATCAACATAGACGAAGGATTTGTTCGTCCCGTCGTAGGGCGCACCACCCATCGGCCCCACTTGGTCGGTGTTTCCGATGGTTTGTTGCTTTGGAGACCCACCCACGTTCGTCACGGTCCACGTCGGCGTGTCGGCGTCACTCGCAACTGCGACTGACGAGTTGTGGAATCCACCAACCTGGAACCGATAGAACGGCACGCAGATCTGGTTCCCACTCGACAAGAACGCCTGCCCGCTGGAGTGCTGCACATCATCAAGTGAGGCAACGAGGTACAACGCCTGGCTCGAAACGGTGTATGCAGCCGTTGCCGGGGCGGTGCCACCGAGGTTGTCGGTGGACTTGACGCACCGGCCCATGATGAAACTGGAGTTGCTGGCTCCCTGAACTGTTGCACCTCTGGTCCAGAACAGATGCACTCTGTCTGAACTGGCAAGCAACGCACTGTCAACACTTTCTGACTGCTGGGTTGTCGCCGTAGAGCCGAACCCAATGTCGGTCGTCGCACCCCAGGAACCGCTGGAACGCCGACGAGCCGCAACCCGGCCGTAGGTCTTGCCCATGTTGGTGACGCCAGCGATGTTGTGGAACGAGATCAGATCTCCGTTGCTACGCCGAGCCACGGCGCATCCGTAGTTGATCGGCGTCGTCGTACCGTGCGCATGAGAACTTGCTTCAAGCGTGTCGGTGCTCATGTCCAAGGACCGGCCTGACACCTGTGCAGCAGGGCCAGTGGTCAATCCCGCACCAACGACATACAGCGTGTCGCCCACCTGATGGGCGTGGACGCTTGCCATCGACGACGTATGACCGAACATAGTGACCCCAGCAGCAAACGATGAGGTCGGGTCGGTCGCCTTGTAGTACACAACGTTGGTGCCTTCAATGCCGATGACGTACACATTCCCGGCCGACGAGATGAATGGACCATTCCAACCGATGCCGTCCGAAGGCCCGGTGAAGTTCGCAATCGCCTGCGGCAGAGAGGCGTAATCCTCAGAGGTGAATTCGTCAACCTCGACCTGACCTACCGTGCCTACCGATCCAATGGTGACACCAAATCCGCACGAGCCAACGCTGGCGCCAATTTTCATCCGATTGACGTGCGTTCCACCGTTGATGTAGGCAGCCCAAGAGTAGTAAGCATTGCTGGTCCCGAAGCCCCCGCTTTGACGTATCTCGAACGTGAACGGCGCAGAAGGCAACGTCACTTGAAGTTCTGTGCCCGTCGCCTGAGCGGTCCAGGTGCCAGCAGTGGTCATGCTTCCGAACTGCACGAACGCCGTCCCGGCACTGGTGATGCGCAACCGAGCGCCGTAGTAGGTAGTAGCCGCGAACCCGATGAAGGCGTACACGGCGTTGTCCGTGCCGCTGGCCGGTGCTGTGAACGTCTTGACCGTGACGACGGTGCGCTTCTGGTTGCTGGCGGATTGTGAGCAGCGAGCCAGGTTGGTGGTGTTGGCAGAAACTGCCCGACAGGCGTTGCTGACCACCTGAAGATCGCCGTTCTCGGTCCAGGACTGATCCGGGCCTAGAGTGGTGCTGTCCGCAGTGTTGAAGGATTCATTGGCAACGCTCATGCGACTGCGTACCCTTCAGCGTTCATCCAAGTGTGGGTGCTGCGCATGGCTTTCCACTGGGCCATGGTCTTCTCGTTGAACACACCCGGTGCAGCCGGGAAGGGTGGCGTGTACACAAGATGGATGATGTTGGCCATGGGAGTCCCACCTTGACGGAGGCCCTCGCAGACGTTCAAGCCCACGGTGATATCGTTGTTGTCGTACGATTCCCACAGGCTCTCGGTGATGATCCAGCGGAAGTTGCTGCTGCCGGTGACCTGGTTGAGCGTCTGGTTGAACGACTGCCCACTGGCCAGGTCGGCATTGATGAGAATGACACCGCCGCCCAGCACTTCACCCCGGCTATTGGCGAACGGACTGTTATCCACACCCCAGCAGTTGTTTCGACCTCTGGCTTTCAAGGCTTCAGTGAGGAAGTTCCCCGGCCCACAACCCAGGATGATCACCCGGTCGGCGGCAGCAATGCCACGGGCGATCAGAGCGTCGGCCCGATGGTGGATCTCGTTCTCGGGGTTGTCGATTGACCAGGTCCGGTCATCACCCATTGTGACGACCGAACCATCGGCTTTGGTGATGCTATAGAAATTCAGCCAGTCTGAGCGATTCGCCCAGGTACACCCAGGCCGAGGCATGGCCTACGCAGCGAACAGAATGGTGACCATCCCCAGCGAGTTCAACTGCACCGTGAAGGTCCCGTTGGTCACGTTGTAGCCCGAGCCACTGCCGAAGTAGATGGCGCAGAACAGCGACGATGAGATCGTCGTGTCGAACACCACCGCACCGAAGATGGCAGCAGCGAACGAACCCGTGATGGTCCAGTTGGGGTCGGTGGTGTTGTCGAACATCACCGTGCCGTTGGGCGACTGGGTCAGCGTCTTGTTGGCCAGCGTATATCCACCCGCCGTGTACCCCGTGCCGCTTGCCTCGTTGGCGTTGTAGGGCGCCGCCGTCTGGACGGTGTCGGTGTAGTACGACGTGGCGGCAATCGAGTTGTTGTACAGCGCCATCTTGATGGTGTCGGCCAGATAGGCGAAGGCCAACTGGGTGGCGTCGTACACGTCCAGTTGGATGGCCGTGTAGATACCGCTGGCAGTCGGGAAGGCCCCACCGCTGACGCCCCGGCGCAGAATCTCGATCTGCTCGGGGGAGAGTTCCCGGCGGACCTCTTCGCTGATGACGGTGGCCCGGATGTGCGGTGCGAACACCACGGCATCTTGACTGTCATCCCAGTGCCGGATCTCCTTGCCAGCGAGAACGTTGGGGTTCTCGGTGTGGAAATGCGGGATGATGAGGTCCCGAGGCTTGACGAGGTTCATGGTTACCCTTCCTGGATACCGATACCCGTGCGGGTACCGACCTGCTCACCCACCTGGCGCCAGTATTGGACACCGGCGACGAGGTTGTCTCGTGCTTCTTCGTAGACGGCCCGGAGATCCTCGTCGTAACCACTGGGCTCGCCCCGCTTGCGGCGGGTGGTGCAGTCTTCCATGTAGGCCTCTTCGGCCTCCTTGTATTCAGCGTAGGCCTCGTCGTGCCACTGCTGAATCTGGTCGTCGTCCTCTGCTTCGTGGGCAGCGAATTCCGGCATCACTTACTCCCTGCGAAACGACCATGCGAATCACGCAAGGTCTGACGGTTGGTACGACGGGCTGCCTTGCGAGCAGCCCGCCCGAGTCCTCGTTGCTTCAGGAATTTATTCTGACCGACACGGTGGCCGATCAGCGCCCCGGCTGCGGTACCTGGTCCGGGAGCGACCAGTGTTCCAGCCACACCACCCCACACAGCGCCAGAGGTTCCAGCACTGCGATAGGCATTGCTGCGGAGCAGTTTGACGTGTGCTTCACCAGCCATCACTTGCTCCCGGCGAAACGGCCCTGACTGTCCCGCAAGGTCTGACGGTTGCGACTGGCCTTGCCCTTGCCGCCCAGTTTCTTGGCAGCCCGCAGGCGAGCCAACGCCGCAAACCCCTTGCCCGCCGCGTATCCAACGACGAAGGCGCCACCACCAGCGGCAATCGCCTTGGCAGCGGCGGGAGTGCGGTAGTAGGCCATCTGGGCGTGGTTCGGATACTTCCACCCGTTGTTGACGTAGGTCTGCCGCATCGACTCCCGAGCCAACTGCCTGCCGTAGCGGGTGGGCCTGGTGGTCGCACGTTCCTTGACGACCCGCATCTCAGTGACTGCCGGGGTTGGGAGTTCCTGTGTGGATGTCGTGGCCCTTGGGTAGTGAGGGCTTGAACTTCTTGGACTGGTTTCCGCCTGTGCGGAAATTGCTGGTGGGCTTGGTGTTCCGACCAGCGGCGACGTTCGTCGTTGTGGTCGGGCGACCGCCCTTGGCCTTGGCCATGATTGCCTCCTGATCAGGGTAGGTGGCCGGAACGGTAATTGGCCGCGAGGAAGAGTGCAAGCCAGGCTACTGTGGTGGTTGTGGCCTGCTGCGAAGGTTGGGGTTACTTCTGCCGTATCAGACAGTGATTGGTTCGAATCCAATAGCCAAGGTTCATAGCCTGGCTGGGGGGTTGGCCCCCATGTGTACCTCGCCGTTTGGTTCTCAGGTCACCAAGTCGAGAAAGGAGGCCGGTGTCATAGGAGCGGAAGAGCCCTCGCCACTGGGGCGGGGGCTTTCTGCTATCTGGGTGGCACGTTGGGCGGCACCCAGTCCATGACCGGCGACTGTTCGGCAGTGCGCTTGTGCTTCTTCGGGGGCTTGGGTGGGCGCTGCCCGCCTTGAATCACGTTGCGCTCGGTCTCTTGCTTGCGGGCACGCTCGGGGGCGCTGTCCAGATTTCGCTTGGTCATACCAGAATCCTGTTCCGTCTGATCAGGCCACGGATGGCCTTGATCTTGGACTCGTTGGCGTGGGGGTCGAACACTTGCAGGCCGTTGTACCGAAACTGCTCGGCCAACTCGTGAATGATGCGAAACTGCATGCAGGTGTAGGCCTCGATGACGATGTCGGCCTCGGTGTGGCTGGGCTTGACTACGAAATGCTCGCCGTACCACGGCAGACGTTCCCCGGATTGGTTCGAGTTCATGGGTGGGGGCACCATGTCACAGTGGACTTCCAACCTACTGGGCGGGGTCGTCTTGAGTGTGAATTGCCATCCCGGGCACGTCATGCTTTCCAATACGTGCGCCACTTGGTCTGCTCTCAACATCGATGACGTACTCCTCCCCGGCTGAATCTAGGGCCAGCATGTGGTCACGCACCACCGCAGGCATGATGGCCTTCTGCACGTTGGTGATGGCCAAGCGCTCATCCTGGAAAATGCGCTGGATGACCATGGCAAACAACCTACCTTGTTCTTCTGCCACACGAACTTGACGCTCGGCCACACCGGCAGCCAATGCGGCTTTTGATGAGGACACCAGACGATCACGTTCTTTGTGGTACAGGTCGATCCACACGCTGGGCTGCACGCCAGTGGCTTCGGTGTACTGGGTCAGCAAGCGCTTGTCCTCAAAACTGTTGATCAACTCGGCCAGCCACTCCACGTGTCCAGAACTCCGTTGCACTTCTTGCAGCAGGGCAGTGTTGGGGTCCATGTTCTGGTTGGGTCTGCCGTACATCTCCATCAGGTCGGTGGCAATCTGGCGCTGCACGGCAATCTCGTGGCTTTCGGTCAAGCCACCGTGGTCTCGGCATGACCCGTAACCGGGGTGGGCCGTGCCCCAACCCGCACTACGGCAGCAGATACCCGGCCCAGACGATGACCTGCCCGTGCGCTGCGCACCGCAGATCTTCTTGTTTCTCTTTCTGTCGGCCGGGGTCTTGGGCGCACGAGGGTCAACCTCACCCTTCTTGAACGTTTGGTACTTGTCGGTGCGCTTCAAGTTCTTGGCTCGGTCTTTGGCCCACTCGCCTTTGTAGTTTCCACGCACCACCGTGTACTTGCCGGTTTCCGGGTGCACGCCGGAGTAGTCCACGCCCGGTATCCCCTCTTTCTTGCGTCTGCCCCGTTGGGGCTTGGGCGTCGTGGTGGTCACGGTCTGACGACCGCTCCCACGTGTTCCGGAAACTGTGTTGGGGCGGCGCTTGGGGTTGGCGACGGGCTTGCGAGCCATTTGTGTGCTCCTGATGGGGCGAGTGGGCGGTTTTAAGGGTAGCCGTTTCGGTGCGTTGAGGGGCAAAACCGCAGGTGGGGACGTGTATGAAATCTGTTTTAATTGTACAAGGTAAACTAACTCTCCCACATGGCGCTCTCCGTACCTCTCTCTTTATGGCGTAAGACAGATAAATAACACATGTCATGTGTTTTATTGGGTTGTGATGCGAGTCTGCGGCTGCTTGCAGTTAGCCATGTGGGAGAGTAAATTGCCAATAGACAAATTATATGGAGGATTTCATGGGTTTCGTACGAGGTCAAGAGAGAAATCGGACAACGTTGAAGATTCATGTGGTGGGTCTGGCGACGTTGGAGGATGTGTACGGCATTGCGAGGATGCCCATTCCCTATAGGCCGAAACTGGATTTTGAGGATGGGCTGGACTGTAGGTCTGCGGATGATGTATTCACATTGCTGTGGCGCTACACGGACCCAGTCAGACTTTCGCGATGGACTACCGCGAATCGAAAGTTGCAGTCTGGCAAGGATCACGGCGAGAAGTTGCTGGATGAATTCTATGCCCGTAAGGTCAATCGCATTGTGCTGGAGAAGGGCAAGCAGGTACCGCCGTGGTTGAAGGATGCGCTGGCAGAATGGGACCGGGATCCGTTCAATGAGATTCATCGTCTGGAGCCTGTACGCAGTGTGCCACCTGGTATCAACAGAGATGATCTCAGTTATTACGAGGCCAAGGCGTGGCGATTGGTCTATTCGTATCTGAAGACATTGAAGTGGCCGCAAAGGTTGTACGTGTGGCAGCCAGTCGGTACTGGGAAGGATCTCAACAAGCGCAAGTCTGATGCGGAGCGTGCAGGAGAGACCACGACGAAACAGGGCAGTAGGGTACCGAAAGCAAGGTATCCGACCCCAGAGGAACTGGAGCAGTTGCGCACTGGGAAGATCACCATTGATGACTTGCCCTGGCGTCAGTTCAATACCAAGGGTAGGCAGGCAGCGTGGGATGCCAACGAGATCGGGAGGACAGAACGATGATCGTCATGGGCATTGACCCCGGTGAGACCACGGGCTGGGCAGTGTGTGAGTTCATGGCTCGGGGGAAGTTGGAAGTTGTCTCTTGTGGTGAACTCAATGGTGAGGAGTTGATCTCTGACGGCATTGACATGACCATGCCGGGGGCTGGGAACTACAGTCACCACCGGGCGATCTGCATGGCGCTGATGGAGATACTGGTAGCGCATGATTGTTCTGTTGTCGTGGTAGAAGACTTCGTGCTGCGGCAGTTCACTACTATGGATCGGGCAGGCATCGGGCCGCATGGCATCATCAACATGTTGGAAGTGTGGCTGTACGACATCATGATGCCTGCTGGGGAATGGCTGGGGGACGTGGTGTACCAGACACCCAGTCAGGCCAAGGGCGTCATGACAGACCAGCGAATGAAGTCTTTGGAACTATGGCAAAGAGGACTTCCACATGCGACGGATGCAGTTCGGCATTGTGAGGTGTTCAGGCGGAAGACGCAAGGAATAGGGCGAACAGGGAAGTGAGAATCGGCAAGTCGTTTCTCTTTCAGGGCCAGCCCTGTGGCGTATGCTGGTGCCAGCACCAAGTACCCGCCCACCGGGGGCGGGGGTGTGGCCCGGCGGTTAGGCGCCGGGGGCTACGGGCAACGCGCAGGCGCCCGCCATTGCACTGCGCAGCCGCCGCCTGGTGGCTAGTAACCGTGTGCGCTGTAAAGGCATCCGTTCGCCGCACCTGGTACGGCAGCAGGGTACACGTAGCAGTTCCATCCGGCCAAGGGTGGGTCTGGGTACAGTCGGGGTGGGAATCCATCCGACCTGGGCTCCCGAAAGGTAGGAATCATGGCCGAGGTTACCAAGGAACTGCGGGTGAAGGCGTGCAACGCCTACGTTCAGGCCAAGCGGGACGGCAAGTCCAACGTGGAAGCCAAGGGCGTGGCGCACAAGATCGCCAAGGTTGGCCACTCGCTCCTGGATCTGTCGTGGTACGCCACGAAGTTCGAGGCTCTGGGCACGTTCGCCCAGGTGGCGGAGGGCGAGACCGCTCAGGCGATCGTGGCGCTCCGTGGTGGGGCAGGCTGGAACGGCAAGCATGTGGGCCAGCGGCTCGCATGGGGGCCGATCAGCATCTGCCTGGGGTGGTTCAACCCCAGCGATCCCAGCACGGCGGGCGAGAACGCAGTGCAGCGCCTGTTCCCGATCTGCACCAAGGTGGTGGCCGGTGTTCCGGTTGCGGCCGAGGGCACCCGATCGGGCAAGGGCGGGCGTTGGCTGGGCGATGACGCTTCACTCTACGTCGGGAACCACAAGGGTCACGGCGTGGAGGAAGAGCGGCCTCGTGCAGTGGACCGCAAGGCACTGCGGGAAGGCGCCGACGAATACCAGGGCAAGGTGGTGGCGTTCGCCGCTGGCCGCAAGGCTGCGGCTCGCCGCCCCCGGAAGCCCAAGGCCGCACCCGCAGCCAAGAAGTAGCCACAAGGGAGGGCATTCGTGCCCACCCTTGGCCGGATGGGGCAGGGTGGTTCTACAGTGGGAAGTACCCGCTGGAAAGGTAGGAACTACCGTGGACTTCAAGTACGAGTTCGTCGGTATGACGAAGCGGTACGCCAAGTACGAGCCCCTCCCCGATCAGGGGATCACTGGGTCGTTCTACCTGGCGACCGAGCAGTACGAGGCGCAAGGCAAGCCCGAAGCCCTCGTTCTGACCCTCAGCATCTAAGGACCGGAACACCTCGCGGCAGTCAAACCGGAGCCGGTTCGCCAGTGTGGCATCGCTGTTGACAGGAGCGGTGCCCACTGTAGAACTACCCACCCCAACAACAAAACAGAAAGGTAGGAACTGCAATGATGGGTGAACTGTACCTGGTAGGTGGTGAGCCGATTCCCCCGGTGCAGGGGGATACGCATCGCACGCCCTTCCAGCGATACCTGTACGCCTCCCGTATAGCCAACCTCAGTGGTGAAGGCGATCTGCCTTGCCCTTCGTGTGGTGCTACGTGGGAAGCCCACATGGTCATTCATGTACTGGGTTGTGACTACATCCAGTGGGTGAACGCCCTCGGAATGTGGGAAGCACAGGCCACACCTGACATGTTGTAGAAGTGGAAGGGCTTCGTTCAGAAAGTTTTGGGCGAAGCCCTTCTGCTGCAACACGAGCCGCTTCTTTATTGGGCGTGTCGGAAGCGGGTTATCTCAAAAGAAGCAAGAGGGAGGGGGGTACCCCGGAAATAAGGGGAGGGGGGCCGGTGAGGCGGGTTCCAGATATTTTTCGCGATACCACAGCGTTATGGCGAATCATTTCTGGGCGCTACCATGGTGGTAGCGTACCCAACAGAAAGGAAAGGTAGGAACTGCAATGAACAAGGACGTTCCCAAGGGCACGTTCAGGTTCGAGGTGGAAGTGGGCAATGGCTCCCTGACCGCCGAAGACCTGGCCTGCCTGCACTGGGCCTTCACCCAGCAGACGTTCCCGGACACCGGCGATTCCGACTGGTTCCACGAGACCCGCTTCTACCAGCCCTACGAACAGGGCGGTGGAGCGACCACCGTGCGCTGGATCGGCACCGGTGATCCGTACATCGCCTACATGCGGGAAACCATCTGGGCGGCGCTCGGCGTGCCCCACCCGCCGAAGGCAGAGTTCACCGGTTGGATCTTTACGGATTGGTACACCGACAGCATGACCGGCGTGTACGAATCCCCCATCTGGCGGCTCCCCAACGGCGAGTTCTGGATGGTGGAGCCCTAACCACCACCCACCCAACCCGAAAAGAAAAAGGAGGTGATCTCATGGGAACCATTGCGTTTCTGCTGACGTTCGTAGCGTACTGCTTCCTGGCGTGGCTGCTGTGCCGCCTGTTCGACTACATGTGGCAGTTGCACCGAACCCGCCAGATGATGGGCGTAGCAAGAACGTCGTTCCAGGTACTACCATAGTACCGAAACAACCACACAACAGAAAGGTAGCAATGGCAACCGAACTGACCGCTGGCCAACTGGCGGTGGAGAGCGCTGACGTGCTCCTGCTGCCCGACGTGAAGACGGCCCGAGAAGCCTACGTGGAACACAAGCACGAGGCGTTGGGCCAACTGCTCGGGTGGCTCGTGGACGGTGCGTACGACGAACCGTCGTTCGACCCACACAAGTTCATGAACCGCCTGAACTGGCTGCTGGCTGATCTCGGCTACACCATGGATCAGCCCACGGAGCCCCGGCTCTAGCCACCCGCCTCCGGCAGTTTCACCGCTGCCGGGGGCACTGGCACGAAGGTGCCTCGGCCCAGTACAATGGGCTGGAAATACAACAACACAGAAAGGTAGGTTCCATGACCAAGTTCCGTGTCGACAAGGAAGTCGTGTACACGGAGATGCAGGTGCTGGACGACGAAGAGGGCAACGAATACGAGGTGCTCTTCATCGAGGCGAAGTCCATGCAGCCGGGCGGTACTTCGTGGTACCGCTTCTACCTGCCGCCGGGCAAGACCTTCGGCGGCGATCTCACGGTAGGTGATCATGCCGACTGAATGCCAGGGCACCTGGCGGGATTACCACGGCCCGCTCGAGGCAGAACTACCCGAAGGCAAGTGGTTGATGGTGTGCGATGGGTGCGGTGAGATCGTTATGTATCCTGCATCCATCACCCTAGTTCCTGGGAGGGAACGTGCTACCTGACGAGATCAAGCAACGGGTGGATGCGGCAGCGCATCAGACCCTTCGCATGGAACCCGACATCGTGCCGTTCATGGGCGTGCAGTGCATGCAGATCTCCTGCGAAGACTGGCAGTTCCTCATGCCCATGGCGGGTGCGAACTGGGCGGCGTTCCGCATCTACCGGCCCGAGCAGGACGACTTCGACTACTTCGCCATCACCGACATCGAAGACGCCACGTACATCGTGGAGAAGTTGGTGCCTCCGGACCCTAGCACGAACTGATTTCCACCTGCTATACTGCTTTCAGCACCACACCAACACAGAAAGGTAGACAAATGATCCGAGAGATCCAAGGCCGGGAACTACAGCCCGGCCACGTGATTGCCCTGCCCATGGGGCGAACCGCCACCGTGCGGGAAGTCAAGGTGGGGCGTGTGTTCGCCACTTTCGTGACCGAACACGGTAAATCCCGGGTCGGCCTGAACGACCCGGTGCTGCTGGAGGTGGACGAATGAACCACCAGACAAGAATCCTCAAGGCGATCGAGGCCAACCTCGAAGGCTGGGAGCCCAGCCTGGAGATGACCTGGGATCAGACCGTGGCCAGCAACGTGGGCTTCGTCGGCAGCGTGTGGCCGGGTGAGATCACCGCCCGGTACCGCTTCCACTGCAACTTCCAGGCCGACTACGCCACCTTCGCACCCGTGAAGCCCAACGGGCAGATCAGCGACCGGAAGATCTACGCCAATTTCCACCAGCACGCCAAGGCGGAAGAGGCCATCATGCAGGTGGTGAAGACACTGTGCGGCTGCTGATGATCGCCCTGTCCGTCGCCGTGGTGGTGGGCGAGTTCTTGGCCTTCCTGTGGTGGATGCGCCACGAAAGGAGGTACTGGCACGATGACGAGTGAACGCCCCGCCAAAGAAGTCATGCCCCGGCTGCTGCGCCTGGGCATCGCCCGCAATCGGCAGCACGATCACGAGCCTCGTACGGTGACCATCACCGATGACGAAGCCCTGGATCTCTACAACTACATCAGAGAACTGGAGGACAACTGATGGCTTTCCCCGGACCCGGAGCAGAGATCCACTACAACGAAGCGGGTGAGCCCACCGGCTGGGACTATCCGTCCTATGAGCCGCCTGAGCCCGACCCCTACGAGGAATCCGCAGCGGATGCCGCTGCCGAAGCGGCGTACTTCTACGCCATGGACGAAGAGGGCGCATCCGACGACGAAGCCTGCAACTTCGCCCGGTATTACGTCCGGCACGCCAAGGGCCGAACCGAGACGCTGGAGTTCTTCTGGCGCTCTTGGGTGGAGACCAAGGAGGCGAAACTGACGTGAGACAGCGCAACCTTCTGGCCGTGCGGCTCGTGCTGGAGGATCATCCGGAGGGGTTGTATCCATTGCAGATCATGCGTCGCACCAGAATGCTCAGCGGAACGCTGTACCCGGTGCTGGCGCACCTGGAGCGTGAGGGCGAGATCACCAGTGAGCGCCACGACGATGGGCGGCGTCTGTACCGAAAGGTAGTTTCATGAAACTGAAGAAGGGCGACCCCGTGATCGTCGTCGTGGCAGAAGACCCGGTGGACATCGAGTTCGCCGGTGCCTACGAATCAGCGGGGGATTGGCTGGTGACGATACGCCAAGGGGAGAAGTTCTGCCACATTCCCAAGGAGACGGTGAAGTGCATCTACCAGCCCATCGATTCTGAGACGCTGGCAGGAACATAGTTCTACGCACTACCCTGGTACCAACAACAACAGAAAGGTAGAACATGACCACGGATTTCGACCCCAGCACGATCGTCGTTCCTGACTACGGCGATTTCCTGCCCGCCTACATCAAGACGGCGTGGGTAGAAGAGGACCACAAGGCCATTCTGGACTGGGTGGTGTTCGGTCCGGAAGACGCCGAGCAGGCGCCCGAGGACACCCCTGAAGATCGCTACCACGACTTCATGGTGTGGTGCGGTCAGCGGAAGGCTCGGTGGTACGTCAACACGTACTTCACCCACGAGGCCTACGGTGGCCCCGAAGAAGGCGGCTGGTGGTACACCATCCACGCCCCGGCCGAGCCCAAGGAAGCACTGATCTTCCAGCCCATCGGTCCGTTCGACGACTACGTCAAGGCGTGTGAGGTCAGTGCTTTCATGCTGCCGATCCTGCGGGCGCAGCACCCCGGCGAGAAGTCGTACACCATCGTCGAACGCCACCGGGCTCGCCTGTACCCCCGCTTCAAGCCCCACTACTGCTGATGGCCAGGTGGCGGCTCTCGAAGTTGAACGTGCCCGGTTGGTGCATGGAATGCGAAGGGCACAGCCTGCCCGTGTTTGACAACGAGTTTCACGGGGAGGGGTTCGTCACGGTGTACCACGATCTGCGGGTGCATAGGTCGTTCAACGCCGACCTGCGGGGCGATGGGTTCAAGGTCGTCACGCATGGTCGTGACGTCACGAACAACTGCTTCGCCGCCTTCGTGTACCCGCCGTGGCTGCTGATCAAGCGCTGGAACGACCCCGACGTCGGTCCTCTCGCTCGTCGAGATGCCGGGTGGTACGCCGTCTACGAAATGCGGGACGGCCAACGGATTCCCTGTGTGAACTGCCGTAGTCGGGCAGCCCAAAATCTCCTCTACACCAGCGATCTCCACATACATCACACAATGAAGGTGCCCGATGCTTACGGCTATATCTGGCAAGACTGAGGTCAAACGATCTCGCACCCACGGCTGGGGTGTGTTCCTCACCAAGGACGTTCGGAAACACGAGATCATCGAACGCTCTTTGGCGCTCGCAATTCGGGACACACACATTCGGAAACCGGATCGTTGGTCACCCCTGACCACCCATGCCTTCCACCCGGCGGGGTTCCGGGAATTGTGGATCTGCACTGGCACGGGCAGTTTCTACAACCATCGCAATCCGGCCAACGTGCACTACGAGTACATCGAAGCCAACGACGACACCAAGGCCGACTGGATGGAGTTCCGGGCGGTGGGCTACATGCCCAAGAACACAGAACTGTTCATCAACTACAACGGAGAGTGGGACGATGCCACAGAAGTCACTTTCAGCCAGTGAGCACCTGCGCAAGTTCGAACGGGAGTGGATGACGGACCTGATCGCCGATCACCCCGACGTCAGTCCCGACGAGTTGTACTGGGATGGCCTGAAGGCATACCTTGCCACCGACGTGGAGCCTGCCGCTCTGCGCAAGGAGATCGCCCGGATGGCGGGCGTGTCAGTGGACGAGGACGGGTTCTGATGCGAATCATCATTGAGACCAAGACCGGCTGGGGACGGAAGCAGAAGCACCGCTGCGTGATCGTGGCGGGCAACAACGAGCCGCTGGTGTGGAGCGAGAAGTACCACAACCTCAGCGATGTGGAAACCATGGTCACGCTGTTGAAGGCCGAGGTTCCCACGGCGAAGGTCGAATACATCACGGTGTAGCAGGAAGATACTTCCGCACGCTAAGGTGTGCGCAGCACAACACCACAACAGAAAGGTAGAAATGGACCAGGAGATCCGCCAGGCGGTGGAGGAACTCACGCCGCCTGGGTTTCAGGAATTCATCCTCAGGTACCTGGAAGCAGCCGAGGAAATGGGCGGCGTGCTGCAACTGGATCGCCCGTTGGTGCGGGTGAATCGGGCCGATGGTGGGCAGGTGGCTACGGTTGATCTGCCCGCTGCCGAGACGTTCATCATCACGCCGCCGGAGCGTGGCTAGGGAAAACCTGGGCCTCACCGTGAATGGGCTGCCGCTGGATGATGGCGCTGGCCTGTGGGTGCCCGAGAACTGCTTTCCTGGTGCGACTTCCCGTGACGCCCGTGTGACCGAACGGTGGCACAGCGATAGCGTGAAGACACCGGGGCAGGTGCACCGCAAGAAGACCCGGAAGAAGAAGCCCCCGACCCGAGAGCAAATGCTAGAAAGGATGCGCCGTGGGCTCGGCTGAAGAACTGATCGCAAGGCTCAGAGACGACATCGCCAAGGAGTACTTCCACCCAGCGGGCGATGCTTGCTTTGACTACCACATGGAAGGTGACCTGATCATGACCGAGATCCGACCCCGGTTGGAATCGGACAACGGATACGACTGCGCCATGCATGCCCTGCACATGGGGATGCTGGCCGATGCAGCGGCCATCAGCAAGATGCTGGCCGAGGACGAAGACCCGGTGGCGGTGGACCCCGAGTTGATCATCCGGATCCTCAACACCGCCGAGAAGGAGGACTTGATCGAATGGCGCTCCCTGCCTGACTAGCCACTTGCAGGAACGTCTTTCCATCAACCACAATGTTACTGGCACCAACGGGGTGCCGGAACAACAGCAAAGGGAGAATAGAAATGCCCACGAGTCCCAAGAAGACGGTCACGATTCCGATGACCAAGACCAAGGAGACCAAGGGAACCTGGCACTACGCCGCCGATGACGACACGGCGATCGCCAGCAACATCTACGTCAGCAAGGTCGGCCTCGACAAGATCGAGAACGCCGAGAAGATCGAGGTGACGATCACGAAGGTCTCGTAGCCGCTACCTCCCCTGAACGCCGCCCCGTTCAGGCTGGCGGCTACGATGAAACCCGGTGGGTCGGGGAAGGCGTATTCCTACCTTTCCGCTGACCCCGGCCCTACCGGGAATTCCCAAATAGAAAGGTAGCAACATGATTCTCGGATTCACGGGCACCCGTCAGGGCATGACGGAAGCCCAACTGGAAGCCGTGTCGTTCACGCTGACCTGCTACCGCCCGGATTGGGTGGTGCACGGTGGATGCGTGGGCGCCGACCTGCAATTCGCCGATCTGGCCCTGCGCCTGGGTGACATCCGGAGCGAAGTGTGGCCTGCGGACATCGGTGCACCACTGCCGGATTGGCTGGTGCAGACCGCCATTGAGATCAAGCCTGCCAAGGCTCCGCTGGTGCGCAACCGTGACATCGTGACGGCCAGCGAGATGATGATCGCCTGCCCTGCGCAGCCGGACGAGATCCAACGTTCTGGCACCTGGGCCACCTACCGCTACGCCCGAGCCATGGGCAAGCCTGTGAAGTTGGTGGCTCCTAGCGGCTACGTCACCATGCACCCGGTGAAGGGTTGGAAAGACCCGTTCACCGGCAAGGTTCGAGACCCTCTGTAATGCCCGTTCGCCGGTGCGCCGTGTGTCAGGCAGACCTGCCTCGCAACGACGAATTCGTCGTGTGCAGTGACGAATGCTGGGACGTGCTGGAAGGCAAGGCGACGCCGCAACAGATCGAACACATCCTGACAAAATCAGCCTACTACACAAGGAGTTAGCACATGCGAAGAGTCCTGTTAGGAATCCTGGCCCTGGCGTTGGTGGCGGTTACGTTCGTCACCAGTGAGGAGCAGGCCAGCGAGGCGAACCACTGCGACCCCCGAGGGATCATCAAGTGCCACGCCACGCTGTACCCCAACCCGAACTTCTACTTTGCCGAGCAATTCTACGACGGCGCCATCCACTGCGCCGTGGCAGAAGGCTGGCTGACTTCATACGCCGGGGCGTCGCTGGGGAATCCGGGTGGCTACTCGCCTGCCTTCTACGGTGAGTTCACCGGCAGCACCCGGCAAGGCCCGTTCTGCTCGTTCTGGGAGGACGCAGGCAAGGGCTGGATCAGCGTCAACGTCACGCTGTGGCGGTGGAACGACGGGTGGATCTATCCGCAGTTCTGCACTTCTACCGGCTGGCAGTCCAACCAGTTCGACGGTATATCGCCAACGATGACGGTCTCGCTGGGTAGCAAGTGGTACGACCCACGGCTCCAGCAGTGGCGGACGACGCCCTACAGCGTGGCTGGAACTTCGTGTGCCGGATGGGGTGGCCGGTTCCAGGTGCAGGCAGAGTTCTACATCGCCCGTAACCTGGGGATGCGGTACGCCTCGCTGTGGACAAGCCCTGAAGTACGAGGAGGATGACATGCAAAACCGCAACCGATTCGACGGCCCCACCGAGCAGGACCGCCGGGACGAAACCAAGTTCCTGTGGATCCTGGTGGCGTGCCTGGCCTTCGTGATCATCGTGGCCGGTATCGCCATCGCCACCGTCTGATGGTCCGCTTCGAGATGAGCGCCACTGTGACCGCAGTGGTGCACGACCACTTCTTCGTCGAAGTGGCGGATAAGACCCTCATTCGTGTGTACCTTCCGCCCCACGCCGATGAACCCAAGGTGGGCCAGAAGGCCACCGTTGCCGTGGAGGTATGGCAGTAATGGAGAAGTTCACTATCACGGTCAGTGGTGAGGACATCACCGACCTGGACTTCATTCGAGAGCGCTGCGTGACCGCAGTGGAGGAAGTGGTGGAGGAGAGCAAAGGCCGCTTCGATGCTGAGGTGGTCGTGGACTGGGAGTGGGGCGATGCTGAGTAGGGAGCAATTCCTCAAGCGCACGGCGTTCCGGTTCCGTGCGAAGACCGCAGCCAGCCGGGGTCTCAACGAGCGGGAGGAGGCCCTGGCTGCATTCGTCTATGACGAGGCGTGCGAGGAAATCGTGCGGTCCATCATGGAGGGAATGCGAGAGGCTTGGTACGGAGTGCCCCCGTGTGAGGAGGCTGAAAGTGGCTGACAAGCAAGTGGAAGAGGTCTGGCTTCAGATGATGCTGTTCCAGCGTGACCTGTGGAGCCAGGCGGTCAAGGAGTTCGAGAAGGGCGAACTGGGGCGGGCGATGATCTTCATGCGGGAGGCGGCTGCCCTACTGTTCCACGGCAAGCAGGAATATGCCGGGGTGGCTGCCCGAGCGCTAGGGCAGGAGGGCTACACCGGCGAAGACCTGCGGTTGCTGCATGAGCGTATGCGGCCAGAGATCGAACACTTCTATCTACTGTACAGCATCGAACAAGGAGACAACGGTGAAACTGCGCAAACTTCAGAAGGTCAACGCCGAACGAGCGATTGAGTGGCACAAGCCCGGTCACGCCGAATGGACAGGCGGCGACTGGGGCAACGCCATGGGTGGCGAATGCGGTGAGGCCCAGAACGTCATCAAGAAGATCCGCCGCTTGGAGTGCGGCCTGGCTACGGAGCCGCCCTTCGAGGTAGACCTGGTGGCAGAGTTGGCCGAGGAATTGGCCGACACGCTCCTGTACGTGCTGCTGGTGGCGGAGCACTTCGGCATTGACATGACCATCGCCACCCGCTACAAGTTCAACAAGGTGTCGGAGGAGAAGGGATTCGAGCAGCGCATATGAGAACGAGCACGTTGATGGCTGCGGGGTTCCTCGCTGCGGGAACAGGCTATTTGGTTGGCCTGAGCCTATATCGGGACATTAACGTGCCACCGGCACCCAAGTTGATCAAAGAACCACAGCAACAAATACAACCAGAACCTGATTGGTGCCAGGAGTTCTTCGGGCCGCTGGCCTATTGGCTCTGTCAGGAATAGCAAGGGAGAAAGGTATGGCCAAGAGCCGCAACCACGGCGACATGGAAATCTGCACGGGCTGGAACCGCCACAAGATGGACCCGGCTCCGGGCAGTGGGCGCAAGGTCCAGTTCGGCATCCCGGTGTACTGGCGCTGCGATCGCTGCCACACCGAGCGGGTGGACGTGTACAGCGTCACGGGCAAGAAGATCAGCCAGAAGTATTACCGGCCCGACGACTACCAGGAGCACCTGGAAGACGTCCGCCTGGAAAGCCCCGAGGAAAAGCGGGTCCGGGCGTTCAAGATCATGCGGCAAAAGCCCGCAAAGCGGTCACCCCGTAAGGGGAACCTTCGGTTGGTGAGAACCGCTTAGGTCGCATAGGCTCTGCACCGCAAAGGTAGGAGTCCTATTTCCCAGTAAGGAGCGGCCTAGTCGTGCGTTTTCTCGGTGCCACCGCAATGGCAATTCTGTCTCTGACTGCAATATCAGCGAGTCCCCACAAAGAGGGGAAAGCGGGAGAAGCAACCAAGCAACCAGAAGTCAAGGTGGTGGTCCCGATCAGGGATACACCGGATGCCCTGTTGGCCATGGAACTAGCAGTTCAGGAGTACCTGGCAGTGGAGAATTACCTTGCCATCCAGAACTACTTGGCCGTCACGCACTACCACAACCTCATGGCCGAAGCCGCCCAGCAAGCCCAGGCTCGGTCAGCGCCCACCGTCCGTTCCGGGCCAGCGCCCCAGTACCGTGCGAGCGGTATCAACTGGGATGGCATTGCCGGGTGCGAGTCTGGAGGAAACTGGTCCATCAATACCGGAAACGGCTACTACGGCGGACTGCAATTCACCCAGCAGACCTGGATCGGGGCAGGCGGTGGAGCGTATGCACCCCGTGCTGACTTGGCCACCAGGGAGCAGCAGATTGCCGTGGCCAGTGGCCTCGCCTTGAGTAACTGGCCAGTATGCCAGCGAGAGGCGTAGGGTACTAACCCGACGAGGAGAGGAGAAATGGCCAAGGACAAAGACCTGGAAGTCGGCATCATTTTCATTCCGCTCAAGGAATGGAACCAGATGCTGAGAACACTCGAATCCATTGACCGTCGGATGGAGACGGTCATCAGGTTAGAAAGGAAGCAAATGGCAGAGATCGAAGACCTTCAGACCGAGGTATCGCAGAACACGGACCTGACGGGTTCGGTGGTCGCCCTGGTCAACGGCTTGGCCGACCAGTTGGAAGCAGCGATTGCCAACGCTCAGGACCCCGAGGCTGCGGCGAAGGTGCAGGCGGTCGTGGACCAGATGCGTTCGAACAACCAGGCGTTGGCCGACGCAGTCGCGGCGAACACCGAGGTGAATCCCCTGTAACCTGGGGGATGGATGCTTCACCGAGGGCGGTAGCCCGGAGAGCCCGGAGGGAGAAATGGTTTTGGATTGCCAACCTCCCGGTCTGTGCGGCGTTGTACTTCGGGCTGCCGCCCAAGGTGATGGGGCTGTACATCGCACTGGTTTCGGTACACGCCCTGGTCAAGACCTGTGCCACCGAAGAACAGGCGGCTGAAGCAAGGGAGGCCGCAGATGCCCAACAAACGAATGAGGTCGATAGCGAAGAATAGGCGCCACGTCTACGAAAGACTCAAGGGCAAGGGGTTCAGCAAGGCCAAGGCAGCCAAGATCGCCAACGCGGGCAAGACCAAGAAAGGGCGGAGCCGCATGGCGAAGAAGGCAGCCCGGACCCGCAAGCGGAGGAAGTGATGGCCCGCTTGAAGGCAGCCCGCAGGAAGAAGTTGAAGAAGTCGCAGTTCGGTTTGCCGGGTAGCCGCAAGTACCCGATGCACGACCGCAAGCATGCTGCGAATGCCAAGGCCCGAGCGACGCAGCAGTACAAGAAGGGCCGCATCAGCAAGTCCACCAAGAACAAGATCCACGCCAAGGCCAATCGGAAACTCAGGCGTGGCAAGAAATAAGTTCTGGGTGGTACCATACAGTAGTCACAAAAACACAACAGAAAGGTAGTGCAATGGAAAAGGACGAAGTCCTCAGGAAGGTCCAGGCACTTCTGGACAAGGCGGAAAGCACCGGCTTCACAGCCGAGGCTGACGCTGCCCGTGCCAAGGCCGACCAGTTGATGCTGGCCTACAGCATCGAAATGTGGGAACTGGACAAGCGGCGCAAGCCCGAGCAGCGGGCCACGCCGGAGATCCGCAAGTTCCACATCTGCATGAGCGACAACCCCGTCAGCGAGCAGTTGGAAGGCGTGTTCATGACGCTGTGCAACCACTGGCGGGTTCGCAGCGTGTACTACGGCTTCGGTCGCACGCCTCGCAAGGGGCAGTCGCCCTGGGAGCAGTACGCCAAGGTGGTCGGTTTCCCACAGGAACTGGACTGGCTGGAACTGATGTTCACCACCATGCGGCTGCACATCGGGACCAACCTGGAGCCCAAGCCCGACCCGGCCCTTGACTTCGAGGACAACCTCGTCAAGATGAAAGAGGCGGGTATGAAGTGGGAGCGCATCCACGAACTGCTGCGGCCTGACGTGCCGTGGTCCCGCACCCACGGCGTTCGCTACACGAAGATGTATACCGACCACTGCCTGATCAACGGCAAGGAGCGGATGTACACCAGCCCGCTCACATATCAGCGGAACTTCGTGGAGGGCTACCGCATGCAGATCTCCAGCCGCCTGTGGGACATCAGGCAGTACCGGCAGGATCCCAGTGGCAGCGGCAACGGCATGGAACTGATGCTGCGGGACAAGAAGGTGCTGATCGACGAACTGTACGACGAGACCTTCAAGGATCTCAAGTCCCGCAAGGCCAAGAAGATGACCTTCGACCGCAACGCTTGGTCCGCTGGTCAAAAGGCCGGGGCCACTGCCGATCTGGGGCAGGAGCGTATGGGCCGAGGGCCACGGGAGATTGGGCAGTGACGTGGACGCCTACGCATCGTTCAGGTTTCTGCACCTGCTTCTAGACGCCACTTTCCAGGTGTGCTTCGAAAGTACGCCGTTGGTGCCCGGTGCCTACTGGGTCGTGCCCATGGCGTGCAGCCGAGAACTGTCGGGGCGTCAGCATCCGCACTGGCACTGCATGTACATCATGGGATATCAGGCACACCAAGCAGGATTCACATTCGACACCAGTCCGGAGGAACATGATGACACTGGTTATGTTGTTGAAGCCAGACGAACCAACCGTCGCCATTACGAATCTTGAGCCCACCCTGGAGAAGTTGCGGGCGTTGGTGCACTGCGAATGGCTGGAACCGCTGTACCTGCCCGACCGTATCGTGATGCTGTTCGACGAGGAAGCCCGCCTTTCCAGCGGTCACCAGGTGAACCTCACGGCGACGCTCTTTGCGGCACGCTATGGCCATGGCATCATGGGCGGGATCCTAGGGCCAGTGTTGGTACTAGGGCAGGCCGACGGCCGAGGGAGGTTCACCGACTTACCAGGCTCAGCACTGGATGTGGTGGCGGACATCGTAGGGGGTCTTGAAATTGCGGGAGGCTAAGATGGCAGACCTGATCTTCCCCAACGAGGAATCAGAACTTCTCTATGAGTCAGGTACCCCCAACGACGTGCTGGAAAAGGAAGGGCGCTGGGCCAGGTTGTACCTGGGAGCGCACGGTGGCAGTATCATCGTCAAGCAGTTCGACGGCAGTGTGGATCACTACGTGTACACCGACGACGGTGTCATCAACTCTGCGTGGATCGCCTTTGAGAAATCCATTGAGGTCCGGCAGCCAGACTTCGTGAACGACCACTGCATCTTCCCGGTCAATGGTCACTGGGCCTGGACCCGCCCTGACCCCGAGCCGGGGGACACCTGCCTGATCACCTTCTACCCCGACCGGGTGGAGGCAGTACAGACCATGCGTTCCTACTTTGACGAACTGCAAGAATGGTGGGAATCGCATGGTGGCGAGTGGGAACTGATCGGTCCTGATGACGAGGATTGAGATTTGCAAGAACTCAGTTCGTCCGGTAATATGTCCATAACATCCACACACAAGGAGAAAGAGCAACATGGCATCATTGCGTGAGTCCCTCATGCCGCTCGGAAAGCGTGCGGTGAAGTTGCGTGACAAGGACGGCCTGCCCTGGTTCGAGATCGCCCAGCAGTTGGAGGTCCCGCAGGGCAAGGCTCTCGCCGCCTACGAAGTGGCATCCTGGCCGGACGCCAAGGTGTTCAAGGGCACCGAGGCCAAGGTGGCGGCGGAGATCGTCCGGCTGCGTGACAAGGAGGCCCTGAGTTGGGCACGAATTGCCGCACGGGTGGACGTCACCGAGGCCCGCTGCCGCACCATCTACGAAGAGACCAGCGGCAAGGCGCACCGGGGCAACCGGATCGGCAAGGGTGGCCGGTACCCCAGCGACGTCGAACGCCCGGCGACTAAGGCTCCGGCCAAGGCCACCGGCACCACCAAGAAGGCCGCAGCCAAGAAGGCTCCGGCCAAGGCCGAAGGTGGCGGCGGTCGAAGCGTCAACAAGCAACTGGCCATCCACCAGATGTCGAAGGACCAGTTGACCGCTCGCCTGACCGGCAAGGTCATCAAGTTCGACCACAACGGTCGGGTCAAGACCATGAAGGTGGGCGAGGTCGTCAACCTGGCGAAGAAGGGCGGCAACCTCACGGTGGCCGACGCCAAGGGCAACGAATTCACCTTCAACATCAGCGAGGACTTGGTGGACGCCAAGTCCTGACCCTCCCGAGCGGAGCGGAGAAGGAGCCCCCGGCTGGGAAACTGGCCGGGGGCTCTTGCATTTGCGGGAACACTGTGGCACCGGCTAGCATTGCTCAGTTTCTCGATTGACAAGGTAGGACACGATGACAGAATTCGACCCTTTCCTATGTCCTGAATGTGGCGTAGACAAGCGGCTCAACGGGGCGGGCTACGTGGTCCACGAGCCGGACTGTTCCATAGGCCGTGAGAAAGAGAAATGGCGTATGGACTACTGGGAGCGGATGATCGCTCTCGATATAAAGACAGCAGAGGCCAAGCGTGAGCGGGCCGGTGAAGAGAAAGAAAGAGAGCGCAGATTGACAGCACCCAAAGGTCATCAATTCATCCTGCTACGGAGCGGGCACAACAATCCGAAAGACCCCAACGACTGGTGCTGGCTCATCCAGTGCGAATGTGGTTTCAAAGACCTGGCCTGGTCCTACGACGATGCTGACCAAGCCCGTGCTGACCACCGTGCGGACTACGCCGCCAGCGCCCCTACAGCGCCGCCTAAGCCGCCTCGCAGGGCAGTACCGGCGCCCAGTACCCCCAAGCCTGCGAGGCAGCGCATACAGCAACAGCAAATCAAACCGAAGAGGGTGATCTACTGATGGCGAAAGCGGAGGGTACTCGAGATCAGTGCCGCCATTGCGGAGAGCCGCTGCTCTACTGGCACTGCGACGAAAAGACGGAACGTTGGGGTCAGATGGTGTACCGGAGCGAGAAGCCCCGGTGGTGGCACACCAACGTGGATCCGGAACGTTCCGTGATGGACAGCATCTACCAGGACAGCAAGAAAGGTCCGCTGGGTGCGTATTGCAAGATCAAGCCCCTGGCTCAGTGGGAGTCCATTGAGGAATACCAGAACGTTCGTGGTCAACTTGGTGAGCCGGTCAACTACTGCGTGGTGCTGAAGGGCGAGTGGCCCCAGCAGTTCTGCATGAACCCGGTGCAGGATACCGACCTGTTCATGTGTGGCGTGCATGCCAAGAAAGAGCGTGAGCGTCGGCTGGCCAACGAGCAGCGGCGGGAGCGCACCGAAGCCGCGGAGGCACACACCGATGGTGGCGAGGAGGTGTGCAAGAGAATCCTCGAGAACTGGGGTCTGAATGTTAGCATTGCCGGGTACCGCTTTGACGGATACGTGAAGGTGCAGCACGAGGATCTCGAAACCCTGCTCCAGTCACTGGAGGAGGAATACCAATTGCTACAGCAAAGGAGGAAGCGTGCCTCGAACAAGAGCAAAAGCAACGCAGCGTGATGAGAAACTCTGGGTGGAGTTTCCATACGATTACAGCCTGGTTCAGAAGGTCAAGTCCATCGGCGGCGCCCGGTACGTCAAGCCCGAAAAGGGAGGACCCGCCTGGTCTATGCCTCTGCACCTGGAGACAGCACGGCGTCTGCGGCGTCTCTTCGGCGATGAAATCCGCTTCAGCAACGAACTTGAAGACTGGGGCAGAGACATCGTCGAATTGGAGGACCGTCTGGTGGCGCTGGCCATGGCCGAGGATGGTGAACTTGACCTGCTGCCCGATGTGCTGCCGGAGATGTACGACACCCTGTACCCCTTCCAGCGAGCAGGCATTGCCTTCGGGGTAGAATGTCCCTTCCCCTTAGTTGCTGACCAGCCCGGTCTGGGGAAGACCCGTGAAGCCATCGGCATCATCTTCGAAGCGGGCCTGGACTACGGCAAGCATCTGGTCATTGCGCCCAAGACCTCACTGAACACAGTGTGGTTCGAAGAGTTGCGGGAGTTGCAGCCCTATGCGATCTGGGTGGCGTCGGGCAGTCGGGGTGAGAAGCAGCGGGCCATCGATGAGTTCATGGAATACGACGAGCCCGCTTGGCTGATCACCAACCCGGCCACCATCCAGTTCACCAGGGTACGGGGCAAGAAGGATCAATACTTCTCCCAGTTCCCGGCGCTGTTCGACTTCCTGTGGGACAGCATCATCCTGGACGAATGCCACAAGGCGGGCCTGCGTGACCCCAAATCCATGACGGCCCGTGGTCTGTACGCTCTGCCCCTGACCGAAGGTGGCAAGCGTCTCGCCCTCAGCGGCACGCCGATGGGTGGCAAGCCCATCAACCTGTGGCCCATTCTGCACTGGTTGGACCCAGAGGAATTCAACAGCCGGTGGGCCTGGGCTGAGCACTGGTTGCAGATGTACGACAACGGGTGGGGCACGCAGATCGGTGAGGTGAAGCCCGAACTGCAAGAGGAGTTCGACCAGTACATCACCCGCTTCATGCTGCGGCGCACCAAGTTGGAGGTGTTCAGCGAACTGCCGCCGAAGCAGTACGTGCCGGTGTGGGTGGACATGACCGCCAAGCAGGCGAAGCAGTACAAGGAATTCGCCCTGGCGGCAGAGGTCAAGATCGAAGAGGACCACCTCACCGCCACCAGCATCCTGGCCGAGTACATGCGGCTGAAGCAGTTTGCCATCTCCTACAGCCACATCGAATGGATTGACCGAGCCGAAGGCGTCTACAAGGTAGTGCCGGATGGCTACGAAGACAGTCCGAAACTGGAAGCACTGGAGGAGTTGCTGGAGGAGCGGGGTGTCTTCGACGAGAAGCAGGACGTGGATGAGCAGATCGTCATCTTCAGCCAGTTCAGTGTGGTGGTGGACTGGATCTGCAAGTGGCTGTACGAAGCCAAGGGCATTGAGCCGCTACGCATCACAGGCAAGGTGACCGAGGCGGGCAGGCAGGAAGCCACCGGCAAGTTCCAGAACAAGGAGGCCAAGGTCATCGTTATGACCACAACGGCGGGCGGCGTGGCCATCACCCTGGATGCTGCCGACACCGTCATCTTCATGGACGAAACCTGGGTGCCCGACGACCAGGAGCAAGGCGAGGACCGCATCCACCGGGTCAGCCGAATTCACCAGGTCACTTGCTACTACATCCGCACCAACGGTACCATTGAGGAATACATCGAGAAGAAAGTACAGAGGAAACAGAATGTCAACAACATCATCCTCGATCTCCGTCGGGAAGGCCTCCGTGCCCTCTGAGCCGCTGTTCGTTGTCCGCACCAGTGAGCGGGTCGACTTCACTCGGTGCAGGCAGCGGTGGTGGTGGGCCTACCAAGACAGGCTCAAGCCCATACAGAACGCACCGGCCCTGCGCTTCGGTGACTTGATTCACCAAGCCCTGGCCGTGTGGTACAAGCCCAGCAAGCCGGGGAAGATCCTGCGGGGCGTCAAGCCCTGGATCACCTTTGACAAGGTGTATCAGCAGCAGTTGGAGGACAACCTCAGCGAATTCAACATTCGGCTGGAGGACGAAGAGGAGTGGGTCAATGCCAGGGATCTCGGCAACGAGATGCTGCGTAACTACGTTGATCGGTGGGGGCGTGACGAACGTTATCGTGTCCTCTCCCCTGAGCAGCCCATCCAGGTTGATCTGTATATGGCTGACGGCAAGTATCTGTGCACTTACGTCGCTCAGTTGGACGTCGTCGTTCAGGATATGGAAACGCTCCAGTACGGCCTGATGGAACACAAGACCGCAGGCACCATTCGCACTGACCACCTTGACCTGGACGAACAGGGCGGCACGTACTGGGCAGTGGCGCCGTTCTGGCTGATGGAACGAGGCATCCTCAAGCCGGGGCAGGACTTGGACTTCATCCTGTACAACTTCCTGCGCAAGCAGAAGAAAGACACCCGCAAGCAAGACGCTGACGGCGCCTACCTGAACTTGGACGGTAGCGTCAGTAAGAAACAGCCTGCCCCACTGTTCCAGCGGGAGAAGATGTACCGAGGGCAGAACGAGCGCATTGCGCTCCTGCAACGCCTGGAGCAGCAGGTGTTGGAAATGCGGGGCGTAGCCGCTGGTGAGATCGACTGCTACAAGACGATCCTAGGTGGTTGCCGTGGAATGTTTGGCTGCGCCTACCGGGATATGTGCGTTGTCCACGAATCCAACGGCGACTGGGAGGCGGTCCGAGACGCTACAATGTCAACGTGGGACCCATACTCAGCACATGAACTAGAACAGGAGAAGGACAGTGGCTAACCGACCATCAGCGATTGTTCCTGTCACAAAGATCGAGAGTCCATTCGCACGTGTCCTGATCTACGGCGACCCCGGCTGTGGAAAGACACCCCTGGTGGGTACGTCACCCCGTGGGCTCATCCTCAGCGCCGACCCCTACGGCACCATCAGCGCCGCCCTGACGGGCAGCAAGTGTGACCGCTGGGACGTGCGAGACCACAACGATCTGGACGAGGCGTACCAGTTCTTCCGGCACGGGGGCTGCGACGACTATTCCTGGGTGTGGCTGGACAGCGTCACGTTGTTCGAAGAACGTGGCTTGGACAGCATCATGGAAGACCTGATTAGCAGTGGCAAGACCCATCGCAAGGTGTACCTTCCCGACCGCCCGGAGTACGGGCAGAACCAGAACAGGATCAAACTGTGGGTGCGGGGCATGGTGGACCTGCCCATCAACTTCGGGCTGACGGCGCACATCATGCGAGTGGAGGATGAAGACGGCAACGTCATCATGAAGCCCTCAATCCAGGGCGTACAGGGCAAAGTGTCAGACACGATTTGCGGCTACATGGGCATCGTTGGTTATATGTGGGCCGCTCGCAAGGAGGGGGAAATCCGGCGAGGCTTGCAGGTCTTCAAGGACAGCAAGCGGGTAGCGAAGGACCGCTACGGTGCCATCCCCAACGGCAAGATGTTCAACCCCACAATTCCGAGACTGGAGGAGTTGATCAGGAAGAAGTTGCCCGAGCCGCCTACACCTCGAAAGCGCACTGGCGTGAAGCGTGCGGCGCCAGGTAATGTGCAACGTAACCGCACAGCAGCACAACGAAACAGAAGGAGCACTTGAAATGGCAGTCATCAAGTACGATGTCAGTGAGTCCGACCCCGGCTCAGCCAAGGGTGGGGCGCAGTCCGTACCCAAGCGGGGCGTGAAGGTAGTCAAGATCGAGTACATCAAGGACCGGCGCCCGGAGAAGAACGACTTCGAAGTCAAGGCCACCATCGCCCAGGGGGACAACAAGAACTACCCCTACTGGGACTACATCAACTTCGGTGAGTCCAGCGTGTGGAAGATGGACCAGTTCCTCATGGCCATCGGCGTGGCCGATGCAGACAGCAAGCGCAAGGGGCAGTTCGACCCGGCCAAGCAGAAGGGCAAGTTGGTCAAGGTCGACACCAAGGTGGAGAACGACGACGACGGCGAGCCGGTGCGCAGCAAGATCCGGGCGTGGCTGGGCATGGCCGACGACAGCGACGACGAGAACGACGACGATATGTCGGATGACGACAACGACTCCGACACTTCTGACGACGAGAACACCGAGGATTCCGACTCCGACAGCGACACCGAAGACGGTGACGACTACGACGGTTGGGAACTGTCGGATCTCCGGGCCGAGTTGAAGGACCGTGGGTTGGACACCAAGGGCGGCAAGTCCGTGCTGATCACCCGCCTGCGGGAAGACGACGGCGCCAGCGACGAGAGCGGGAACGGCGACGAAGATGACGCCGACCGGGACTACGACAACTGGGACGCCGCCGACATCAAGGCCGAACTCAAGGAGCGAGGCCTGAACGCAAGTGGTCGCCTGCCCACCCTGATCCAGCGGCTGAAGGATTCCGACGGCCAGGAATCAGCGTTCGACTCGTAGTTCTAACCCCTCGGGTGGACGCCGCCCCGTGCGCCATCCGCCAGTCACGGATAAGCGGTAGGAGGGGTTAGCCGGGGCTGCCCTGTGAGTGCATCTCGCCCCTCGCCTGGTGCGCTCCGGGGTGGCCCCGCTACGTTGTCGGGTCAACTTGTACAGAGGAGCATAGAAATCATGTCTACGGCGAGCATACAACATCTGTCGCCAGAGGAATTCTACCGCACCTCGAACATGGCGCTTGTGGCCTTCTTGAAGATGCAGGGCCACGCAGCACAGACGGTTCGTTGGGAAGGGGAATCCTGCTACTGGTACTTCGACAAATCGGATCCGCTGCTGGATGTAGTGGATACCTACATGTCAGGAGACGCTTTAGTGGAACCTCGTGAGTACAACCGTGTATTCGGACTGACCAAGAAGGAGTTGGCAACGGACGACGCCCCTGAGCGATTTCACCATGACCAACAGCGTTCTGCCTGACCGCTAACTACATTCAGGGGGTTAGCGGTGAAGGTAGGCCCGCAGACGATTGCCGTCCTTGAGCCTTACCTAGAAGACCAAGGACCAAACAGTTCAAATGAGTGGGGCATGCATTGCCCCTACCATGACGACAGCAAACGCTCGGCTTCACTCAACGTGGAGAAGGGCGTCTTCTATTGCCAGGTGTGTGACCGGGGTGCTACGGCACGGGAGGTCGCCCAGGCAATCAAAGATGGGAAGGTGCTGAATGAACGTAGCGTATCGAAAGGTCCCGCTGCGAGAGGGAACGGCAAAGAGAACAGTCCCCTTAGTGAAGCACGAGTGCCAGGTTGGGCGTCTGCACTGCTGGGCAATTCTGACGCCCTCGAGAAGTTTCAGCAGAGGCGGGGTATCGATCGATCGATCATCGAGGCTTACAGCATCGGGTGGGACAGAACGAACAGAGCGTACACTATTCCGATTCAAGACGAGCAGGGCACGCTCATCAATGTCCGACGTTATTCACTCGATCCAGGTGACCGTCGGAAGATTTGGTCGGTTAACGGGCATGGATCTCCGACTCTCTATCCGATTGAGGGATGGGAGCACTGGGGAAAGCAAGTCATCATCTGCGAAGGAGAATGGGACGCCCTCTTCACAACGCAGCAAGGCTTCGACTGTGTGACCCGCACCGGGGCAGCCAAGGTGTGGAAGCCCGAGTGGAACCACTACTTCATCGGGAAGGATGTATTCATCTGCCACGACATGGATACGGCGGGGCAAGAGGCCAACCAGGTCGTAGCGGAGAGCCTGGCTCAGACGGTGGGCATACCCAGCATCCGCATCGTCACGCTGCCCTACCCGGTGGAGCCCAAGGATGGAAAGGACCTGACCAACTACTGGTTGGATGGCTACAAGGCCAGCGACTTCTCTCTGCTGATGGCGGGCGCCACCCATTACCAGCAGCAAGGGGAGGCCGAGCAAGAGATCATTGACCTGGAAGACGTCACGGTCCTGGACAGTTTCGACCCTGCCAACATGGGCAAGCGGTTGCGGATGAAGGTGACCATCGTCGGCAAGGCCACCAACAACTACATTCTGCCGCACGTCATCGACATGCACTGTGACCAGAAGGCGGGCAGTAAGTGCCAGACCTGTTGCATGGGTCCGGAAGCCGCCCTGCACAACGGGCAGTACACCATGGAGATTCCAGCGGAAGACCCCATCCTGTTGGAGTTCCAGAACAGCAGCAACAATCAGGTGGCTGACTTGTTGCGCCAGCGGTTGGGCGCCGAGAAGTGCAACCGTTTGGAGAAGGACGGGCTGAAGTTCCACAGTGTTGACGAGATCTACGTGCGGCCCAGTGTGGACATCAGTAGCAGTGCACGGGTGGACCACGTCAAGCGCAGATTCACAGTGGTGAACCAGCACGCCATCATGCCCAACAACACCGTGGAAGTTGTGGGCGCCATGTACCCCAATCCACGTTCGCAGTACAACGAGTTCCTGGCGTGGGAGTTGCAATCCACGTTGACCAGTGTTGATCACTTCGAAGTCACGGAGCAGGCCAAGCGCCACCTGCGTCGGTTCCAACCCCGTGAGGGTCAGACCCCGTTGGCCAAGGCGTTGAGCATTGCCCACGACCTCGGCGAGAACGTCACGCATATCTATGACCGTGACGATATGCACGTCTTCTTTGATCTGATCTACCACAGCGTTCTGATGTTCACGTTCTCAGGGCGCATGGTAGAGAAGGGCTGGCTGGAGGGCCTGATCGTTGGCGACACTCGCACGGGCAAGTCAGAAGTCGGCAAGGTTCTGACTCGCTACTACGGTGCTGGAGAATTCGTCAACGGTGAAGCAGCCAGCGTGGCCGGTATCCTGGGTGGTGTCCAGCAAATTGGCAGAGACTGGATCATCACCTGGGGTGCCGTGCCACTGAACGACCGGCGCCTGGTGGTGCTGGACGAGGTCAGCGGTTTGGAACTACCGCAGTTGGCGCAGTTGTCCGCCATGCGCTCCAGTGGTGAGGCGCAGATCACGAAGATTGTTTCAGAGTCAACCCCGGCCCGCACTCGGGCAGTATGGATGGGCAACGCTCGCAATGGACGGCCCATGAGTGACTTCACCTACGGGGTGCAGGCCATCCGTCCGTTGATCGGCAACAACGAAGATGTGGCCCGATTCGACATCGCCATGACCGTCTCCGAAGTAGATGTGCCGACCGAGGTCATCAACGAGCGGAAGAACGAGAACACGTCCAGCCGGAGGTACCCCTCTGCCGCCTGCCGCACTGCCGTGAACTGGGCGTGGACCCGCAGGGCTGAACACGTCAAGTGGGCACCCGGTGCTGAGGACGCCGTGCTGGCGGCTGCGTCAGCCATGGGTGGGCTATACCACAGCGACCCACCACTGGTGCAGGCAGCCAACGTCAGGTTGAAATTGGCCCGCATCGCCGTGGCTCTGGCCTGTCGTACCGTCAGCACGGACAAGGACTTCGAGGTAGTCATCGTCAAGAAGCAGCATATCAAGGATGCCGTGGCATTCATGGACATGCTGTACGGGAACCCACGGTTCGGCTACAAGGACGTCAGCGAGGAGAACGTCAAGGACCGGCTGCGGGCGCAGGATGCTCTCGATAAGATCAAGGCGTACTTGATCAGCAAGCCGGGGTTGAGTAAGTTCCTCCGTGAGTCCGAGGGGCACTTCCGACGGCAGGACCTGGAGGACATTCTGAACTTCTCCAAGGAGGAGGCCAGCGCCACGGTCAATCGCCTGCACGACGCACGCATGATCCGCCGCACACAAGCCAACATCCATCTCAACAGTGAACTGCAAGAACTCATCAGGGAGATTGAAGAATGACAGATCATAGATATGGCGCTCTTAACCCCCGGTGGAAGGGCGGTAGTTCACAGCGTGGTTCGGACGGGAGGTTCATCTGATGGTTTCAGCGGCGATACTCGGTTGTGGGCCTGCCGGGTTACTGGCGGCGGATGCCTGCGCCCTCATGGGGATCGAATTCACCATCTACACTGACGACATCAAACCCAGTCGCATTGGTGGGGCACAGTTCTTGCACCGGCACATTCCGTATCTCAACACCATGGAGCCGGAGGCACTGGCTGAGTTCCGACACATGGGCACGGCGGCGGGCTACGCCAAGAAGGTCTACGGCGATCCCTTTGCTGAGACCAGTTGGGAGGCCTACCCCACGGGCCTGGTTCCCATATGGTCCATGCAGAAAGCCTACGACCTCTTGTTTCGTAGGTACCGCAGTCACATGATCAAGCGGGAGATCGACATTGCGGCGCTGTACCGACTGAAAGAAAACTGGATCTTCAGTTGCATCCCGGCGCCTGCCCTGTGCGAAGATCACCCTCGGTGCCAGTTCGTCAGGCAGGACGTGTGGATCGTGGACGCCCCTGCCGCCCAGGAACACACCGTGGTCTACAACGGCTACGACGGGTTCAGTTGGTATCGGTACAGCAGTCTGTTCGGCAATGCGTTCTATGAATATCCCATGCCGAGGACAGGTAGTTTCAAGATCAGCAAGCCGCTCCGTACCACCTGCCCCGGTCCTGACCGGCCTGGGCTGTACCGGCTCGGGCGCTACGGCGCCTGGGAGAAGAAGGCTCTCATCCACCACGCTTACGAAAAGACTCTGGAGGTCATCGGGTGAAGTGCACCGAGTGCAGCCGCATTGTGGAGCCAGTGGTCGCCATAGATATTGACGGCGTGCTGGCCGAGTACCACGAACATCTTCTGACCTTCATGGACGGGTACTTCGGTCGCACCATGCAGCGAGGGTGGAACGGCAGTGGTGACTGGGAGGACTACCTCAACTTGGATTCCAAGTCATACCGAGAAGCCAAGTTGGCCTTCCGCCAAGGCGGGATGAAGCGCACCATGCCCAACATGCCCGGTGCGTTCAGCATCGTGTACATGGCGGTGGCTCGTGGGGCAGAGGTGTGGATCACCACCACCCGACCGTGGAACCGCCTGGACAGTGTGGACCCGGATACCCAGGAGTGGTTGCGTCGCAACCATATCGACTACAGCCACCTTCTGTACGACGACCACAAGTACACCCGCCTGGCGCAGATCGTGCAGCCAGACCGGGTGGTGTTCGTGCTGGACGACCTTCCGGAGCAATGGGTCAGTGCAGAAGCGATGTTTCCAGGACGAGCCTTCTTGCTGACCCGACCGCACAACCTGGCAGCGGGCGAGAAGCCACGCCGTGTGGCAGACTTGGGTGCAGCACAGCAGCACATGATTCGTAATATCGAGACTTGGAGGGACATGTGAAAGAGCGCATCAGTACGTCATATCTGGACAAGGTCAAACACAACTTCGGAGACCAGGCAGTGCTGCCGTACACCCATCTCCGTGCGGCGCTGGTGGTAGGCACCGACCGGCACCGCAGCATCGGGCGGGCCGTGGTTCAAGAACTCTCCCGCTCTGGCATGAAGGACGTGTGGGCGCCAGGCAAGAAGGACTTCAATGTGCTGTCTCCGGCGCAGATGAAGAACTGGCTGTGGAACCACGACTTCATCGATACGCTGGTGTTGTGTCAGGGGTACACCCACCTGGCTTGGTTCGAAGACCAGATGCCGGATGACCTGGTTAAGCAAGTGGAAGTCAACCTGACGGGCACCATGCATGCCCTCAGTGCATTCGTCAACCGCACCATGAGCGAGCGGCACACTCGGAAGACGATCGTGTGTGTGGGCAGTATGGCTCACAACCATGTGCTGAACGCCAGTGCGGCGTACTGCGCCAGCAAGGCGGGGGTGGCGCATCTCGTTCGATGCTTGGGCCACGAGTTGACGCCCAAGGGTTTCTACATCTACGGGGTTCACCCCGGCAACGTGCAGGGAACACCCATGGCCGAGGACACCATTCAGGGCATCGTGGAATACCGGCACGTTGAGCATGATGTTGCGCAGGAGTACTGGGCCAGTGGTCTCCTGATGCCACGCTTCTTGAGGGCGGAGGACGTGGCTACCACCATTCGCAACCTTGTGCTGAGCGACAACGGTTATCAGTCCGGCACGAACATCGAGTTGTCTGGAGGAATGAGGTGACCATTGAGGAATACCTGACAAGGGTCTGGTCGCACTGCAATCAGTTCAAGGAGGAAGGGCACTGGTATCGGGAAGTGGTGGAGCCGTGGGCTGTGGGCATTGCCCCGGTCAAGGCCGAGGAGTACGGCATCGAATGCTGGAAGCGGTTGGGGAGCCGGGGACTGATGGTGGACATCAGTGCGTGCTACTACCGCTGGCAGCAGTTGATGACGAACGGGAAGGATGGCGAGAACCTGGACAATGCCCTGGTGGATATGTTCGGATACAGCGCCATCTACTGCATCTGCCTGGCGCACGAGCACCACATGCCTACCGGGCACTACCCGCAGATCAACCAGTTTGCCCACCGTTCGGCATGGTCCCTGAACGAGTGGCTCATCGAACATGTGTGGGACCACCCCGTACAGAACCACCGGGTGCTGACTGCCAGTCGTCAGGTGGCGGTGCAGTTGGCTCGCAACGCATGGAGGGAATATCACTGATGGCCATGTTCATCGTACCCGTCTGCGTGTGTTTCCACCCGCTGGATGCGCACGACGCCAAGACCAATGAATGCATGCTGCATGGTTGCAGTTGCCCCCGGTTCGAAGCAAGCGGACAAGTGCAGAAGGTGGAAGCCAGTTGAAGTTTGTTTCACTACATCATCACAGCACGTATTCGTTCTTGGACGGGTACGCACTGCCAGAGGCTCATGTCCGGAGGGCGGCTGAACTGGGCATGAGCGCTCTGGCGCTGACCGAGCACGGGAACATCTCCAGCCACGTCCCGCTGGAGCAAGCCGCCGTCAAGGAAGAAGTCAAGCCGATCTTCGGGTGTGAGTTGTACACGGGGCCGGTGGACGAGGAACACAGAGGGCAGCGCAAGAACCACTTGACAATTCTAGCGGAGACACAGGATGGGTATAGAAATCTACTACGACTTGTTTCCAGAGGTTGGGCAGAGGGTTTCTACTACGAGCCCACTGTTTCGGGCGGAATGCTTACGGACCACGCCAAGGGCCTCGTTGTTCTCAGCGGCTGCCAGGGTTCTTTACTGGCAACTAGCCTTCTCGGTGGAAAGAACGTTACAGAAGCAGATGCATCTTACGCACGAGCGAAACGTGTGGCCGGGAGGTTCAAGAGAGTTCTGGGCGACAGTTTCTATCTGGAGGTACAGGCTTTTCCTGAACTGGAGAAGTCGCGGCAAATCAATCAGGCGTACGAACGCCTCGGCAAGGAACTGAAGATCCCGCTGGTGGTGACCGGCGACGTGCACTACACCCAGCCGTCCGAGGCAGAAATGCAGCAGATCCTCCACAACGTGCGGGGCGGCGGCAAGAAGACCATGGAACAGCAAGCCAGGGAGTGGGGGTACGACGTCCCCCTGTGCCACCCGCTCACTGACCAATCCGTCTACGAACGACTCCGAGCGTGCGGGCTTACCAAGCGGGCAGCCGAGCAAGCCATCTACGCCACGGCAGAAATCGCAGAAAGGTGCAATGTCAAACTGCCTAAACTCGATCCGTTGCGATACCCAGGTGAGGAACCCAGCGAACTTCTCTGGCGTAGATGGCTGGATGAAGGATGGCGCTACCGCGGTATCCATACTCTTAGTCCTCGTACTCGTGCTCGATATCGTGGTCGTCTGCGTTACGAGATGGAGATCATTGAAGGCAAGGCGGGATTCATCGAGTACTTCCTCGTGGTCAGTGACATTGTCAAGTTCGCTAAGGATCACGGGATCCCGGTCGGTCCCGCCCGAGGTAGCGCTGCTGCGAGCCTTGTCTGCTATTTGTTGCGGATCACCGAGGTTGACCCGCTCCTATTTCCTAACCTCGTCTTCGAACGGTTCATTGACACGACTCGTCACGATCTCCCCGACATCGACCTTGACTTTGATGGTGACCGACGAGGAGAGATCCGCGAATACGCTCAAGCAAAGTACGGAGACGAGTGCGTGGGTAACATTGGAACTGTTACCAATTACAAGAGCAAACTTGCTCTCGACGATGTGGCTCGCGTCTACCGCATCCCAAGTTGGGAAGTCGACCGAGTCAAGGAACTCCTGATAGAACGCAGCAGCGGTGACCTGCGGGCCAGTGCCACCATTGAGGACACTGCCGAGTACTTCCCGCAGGCCGCTGCCGTGTTTGAGGAGTTTCCCAACCTGCGCAAAGCCATGGATATCGAAGGCAACTACAAGGGGCTGGGGATGCATGCTGCTGGACTGGTGGTGGCTAGTCAACCGTTGACCGATGCCTGCGCCATCTACACCCGTGAGGTGCCCAAGGGTTCCGGCAACTGGGTGGAGGTCATCAGCGCCGATAAGTACGACGCCGAATACCTGAACATATTGAAGATAGACGCACTAGCACTGGACACCATGGGCATGCTGGGCATCGCCTGTGGCATGTGCGACATGAACCTGGAGGACTTGTATGCCATCCCGCTTGACGACCCAGAGACTCTCCGAGGGTTTGAGGAGAATGACGTCGTCGGTATCTTTCAGTTCGATGGAAGAGCCCAACGAAACGTTTCAGCAGAACTGGGTACTAAGAATTTTGACGAGATCGCTGACGTATGCGCACTGGCTCGACCAGGACCCCTACATAGCGGGGCGACGGCTGAGTATATTGAAGTCGCCCGAGGTCGGAAGCAGCCGAGACATCTTCACCCTCTACTGGACAACATCACAAAGAACACGCACTATCAGATTGTCTACCAAGAGCAGATACTTCGCATTGTTATGGAAATCGGGGGCTTCGACTGGACCCACGCTGCCTACATCCGGAAGATCATCAGCAAGAAAATCGGAGAGCAAGAGTTCAACCGGCAGTGGGGCCGTTTTTGGGAAGGGGCGCAGGCCCGAGGCATCAGTGAAGCCGTAGCCAAGGAGATCTGGAACGCATGCATCACAGCGGGGTCGTACGCCTTCAACAACGCCCACACCGTCAGTTACGGAATGATTGCCTACTGGACGATGTGGTTCAAGCGTCACCACACCCAGGAGTTCTACGTGGCAGCACTGACCAAGTACGGCCACAAGGAGAACAAGTACAAGCAGAAGAAGCATGTGGAACTACTGCGAGACGCAGCCAAGCATGGCCTGTACGTGGAACCCCCGGAGATCGGATTGAGCGGGCCGTCGTGGCAACCGTGCGGTGCTGACGCCATGGGCCTGCGGGCGGGCCTGACGCAGATCCCCCGTATTGGCGACAAGGTCGCCAAGAAGATTCTGGCGTGGCGGGAGTCCAAGGACACATTTGACATCGGCGGGTGGTACGACCTCACTGAGATTCCCGGCATTGGCGACAAGATGGTGGAGAGCATCATTGACTTCGTCGGGAAGGAAGACCCGTTCGACATCTACGCCCTTGAGAGGTCAATAGCCAAGGTGAAGAAGGAGATTGAGAATGGAGAGTTGGGGCCGGTACCTGTCCCGACACACACAGCCCTGGAAGTGCCGTACTCCCAAGGGCGGGATGAGGAGATCGTCTGGCTCGGTCAGGTCATTCACCGCAACCTACGGGACTTGTTCGAACTTCACTACTCGAGAACGGGTGAGACGCTGGACCCCAAGGACGTCCGGGATCCAGGACTGAAAGACTGGGTCGTCATGCTTGGGCAGGATGGCGACGAGTTGCTTAGTATTACGGTGGACCGCTGGCGCTACCCCAAGTTCAAGCGGGCAGCCTGGGGTCTGCACCTCAACAAAGATCTCGTACTTGTACGGGGAATCAAGAAGGGCAACCAGAGCCGTAGAGCCATCTACGTCTCGAACATGTGGGTCATAGACCCAGAAGGAGCACAGTGAACAGAACAGAAATGGCACAGTACATCGCCAACCAGACGGGGCACCCCCGCAGCGAAGTGCTGGACATCATCTCGGCCATGCAGGAAGTGGTCACCGACACCCTGCGCAACGGGGAGACGGTGGTGCTGACGGGCTTCTGCAAGTTCGCCAAGCAGGACGTCCCGGCCAAGAAGGCACGCAAGGGCATCAATCCGTTTACCCAGGAACCCACCACCTTCAAGGCCAAGCCCGCCACGGTCAAGGTGAAGATCACACCCCTGAAGAAGATCAAGGAAGACGTGGCTCGCAAGGGTCGCACCCGCAAGGCGATTCACTGACCTGGTGGGGCTAGGGGGACGACCCGCATCAGGAAACGAAACCCTGGCCCCACCACCTACATCCACAGGAGCGACATGAGCAATCTTGAAAAGTACGTGGACAAGGCCATGTTCCCGGCAGCCCCGATGGAAAGCACGACGCCGCAGGTTCACATCATCTGGATGACGCCGGACCCACTGGGCGCCATCGCTGCTGCCTGCAAGATGTACGAAGGCAAGCCGGTCAAGCACTTGTCGGAAGTAACCGACAATGACCGCTGGCACTACTGGGAGCAGGTGCAGGAGACCCACCTAAAGGCACCGCTGGAGTTCGTACAAATCCACTTCTTCATTGAGGGGGTGACCCGTGCGTTCACACACCAACACGTCCGCCAGCGCACTGCGGTCTATGCTCAGGAGTCACTGCGATTCGCAGTCAAGGAAGATCTTGCGGCAGAGGTCAGATATCCTCCTAGCCTGCTTGATCCTGCTCTCAGTCCTTCCGAGCGCAATATTCGACAGCAAGCCTGGGACGAAACCATCGAGTCCATCCAGCGGGGGTACCAAGGGCTCATCGCCAATGGCGTGCCCGCTGAGGACGCCCGAGGGTTGCTGCCGCACGCCGTCACGACGAGGCTGCACTACCGCACCGATCTTCGGAACCTGATTGACCACGCTGGCAATCGTCTGTGCACCCAAGCCCAGTTTGAATGGAAAGAAGTGTTCATGGGCAAGGAGGGGCTGATCGAAGCCATCCGGAACTACCAGCCGGACTGGTCCTGGTGCAACGGCCTGCCCCAGTACGGGATGGACAGCAACATCGGTGTCCGGAACGTGGTGGACATGTGGAACGAGATGTTCCGCTGGCAGTACCAGAAGATCACCGACGACGTGTTTGTCCCAGTGTGTTACCAGTTGGGCCACTGCCCTTTCCAGGCAGACTTCGACCGTGGCTGCACCATCCGGCCACGAGTGGAATCCTTCGCTGCCAAGGGTGTGCCCAGCGAACGGTGGGAGACTTCGGAGATCCACCCCATCAAGCGTGAGGAATGGCTGGCCGACCCCAAGGCTGGCTGGGTGGCCTAGCGGTTTACCAGGCAGCCCACGAAAACGCTGGGGCGCCGTTACCGCTGGGAGTGGTGCCCAGCACTGCCCCCGGACTATGCCACCCTTAGCGGAGTTCAAGTACGGGCAAAGCGGTCATTTGGTGTCATCGCCGTCTTTGCCATTTCCCTTGAGACGGCTGCCCACCGAGACGCCCATCAGGGCCAGTCCGGCGACGATCAACCCATTGTTGGGGATCTCCGGACCAAGGGCCTCCCCGATGATGAGCCCAGCGCCAAGCACAAACATCAAATCCGTGCGCTTGACGCTGGGCATCTTCATCTCTCAAGCCTTGTACTGGCTGGCGAATTCCACGCCGATCTGAGCCTTGGTGCTGGCCTTCAATGCGGCCATGGTAGCGGCATCCACCTTGCGCACCGGGAACCCACCGAACTGGTAGCCGATGTAGTTCAACTCGTCCAGCGGTAGGCCGTAGGCCCGAGGCTGTCCCATGACGCTGAACTGCACCAGCCCGCCGATGCCGTGGCAGTACTCCACCCGGCCATCGATCAGATCACTGAACACGCCCCACATGTCTCCTCCATCTTCTTCGACAGCCTGAGTGGGCGTGTCGAGTCGTGAGCGGCGGTCGATCTCCGCCACCATCGGAATGAAGTTCTCCCCGCAGCAGGCCGTAGCCCACTGCGTCCCTGCGGTCCACCATGTGTGCGGCATGACGATGCTGCCCTGCGTGGCGAACCCGTTGTCTCGGCACCACTTGATCTCCCGAGCGAAGGCGTTGATCAGTTCCTCTGTCGGGAAATGGTTGAACGGTGGGTGGAAGTATCCGATGGCACACATGGCGATCGTGTGACCGTTGTGTCCACCGGTGGCTGCACCCATGGCCCCGTAGGGCCGAGCCTCGGCAGTGGCTCCACCGATGAACCCCATGGTGTGATATGCCAAGGCGTTGTAACCAGAGGCGATCTCACCACGTTCGATCATGCGGAGCACTGCCGGATCGTAGTTCCATGGGCAGGCAGCACTGGCGGTGTGGTGGATAGCGAAGCCGTCGGCCACTCCCATCCGAGGGAAGTAGGCGACAACGTCACTCCACTCGTAGCGGGGGTGGTCAGCCATCAGTCGATCGCAATGATCAGGACGCCGATGGCGATGGCCACCAGTGAGATGACGGCGATGACGTACAGGAGTGTCATATCGACGACACCTTGTTCGCCACCGAGGGCTTTGGCCGTTGCCGGGTCAACCACCGTGGGCTCCTTGTGGAAAGCGTCCTGCGGTTCGACATTGCTGTAGCGCTGCAAGTCGCTGGGCGTGTACTTCTCCTCGTGGTTCTGACCGAAGTCGCTGGCAGCCTTCACGACCCGTTGGGTCAGGGCAGCACCACCGGCGATGAAGATCGCAGCCACAATCTTACTGGCCCAACTCAGCGTGTCCAGGCTCTTCTCCCCCAGAAACTGGTCCTTCGCCCAGTCCGTTTCCGCTACTAGGAACACCGCTGCGAACGAGATCACCAGGGCTGCCAGCACCTTGAACCACTGCTGGTTCTCCAGGTTGTCCGGCGCCACCCCCTTCGCCATCTCCGTCAGGCCGTACACCACTCCCATCAGGATCAGTGCGTTGACTGTCATTTCTTGCCTCCTCCAGTTCACGCTGTAGTGCCATGATCTGCGCTTGTGCGAAGACCAGATCTTCGGTTGTCTGCGCCAGGCGGTCTCGGTACACCTGCATGAGATCGCTGACTTGAAGGGTGCTCATTTCTCCACCTTCTCTATCTCCTTCTGTACATTCTTCAGGGCTTGGTCCAACTGGCCTAGCACATCTTTGGCCTCTCCGATGGCAGTTTCCAATGGGGCCACGAGTTCTGCACCCATCTGCCCTGCGGTCACCCTGTTCTGGATGTCCGTCAGGGTAGCCTCGGCCTGTTCGGTAACGGCCTGCAAGTTGACGATCTGTGTTTGCGCTACTTGTTCCAACTGTCTCAACTGTTGGGCCAAAAGCGGATCTGTTTCTGTGGTCATGGTGAGCACTCCATCACTGAGAGGTAGTAGGACGAGTTGCCATCGGTGTTGACCGTCTGCGTGCTGGTTGCCCACAGGATACGGAATGTGTAGTCCCACGGTGGCCCACCGGCAATCGTGTTGAAGTAGATGTCCTTCATGCCGTGGATGTTTCCTGGGGTGCCGGTGTTGATAAACGTCCGGGCGATGGTGTGGTACGTCACCAGGTCGTCCACACCAAGTTCAACTGCTGCGCCAAGTCCACCCGTGATGAAGACGTTGTTCATCCCGGCTCTGATCAACAAGTGCGATTCTGTATGGCGTTTGCGAATGGCGACTCTACACTGGTTGGCAGGCTCGGCGGGCAGGGTGCTGGTGGTGCTGTTACTGGCGGCGATTACGGTGGTGCATTCCTCGTGCACCATGCCGACCGTCGTGGAAGTGGTATCGTAGAAGTATTGACGATCAGCGGTCACTGTGAAAATGCGCTCGTCGCTAGAGTCGATCCCGGCGCTTTGCAGGGACATCGTGGCGGCGGTTGCTGCGGTGCCACCTGAGGGGTAGCCGGAGTAGAAGTTCAGAATCTTACGGTCTACGTCCTGGCCGTTGAGGCTGTTGGTAGCGTAGATCTGGCTGGCGGCTTCACCGTCGGTGCCGTTGTACATCAGGATCTGCGGCACGATGTCGCTGTACACCGAGACCCGAGGCGCACCGCTGGGGCCGGTCTCAATATCCGTGAAGATGGTGCTGCTGGCGAACAGCCTGATGTCGTCCACCCGGTGCTGCTCGTTGGTGGCCGGAACTTCGATGGCGATCAGTACGCTGGCGAACCGAGCGTTGGCCGAAAGCGGGCCAGCACTAGAAACCTGCACGCCCCGCCAGTGATTGACGTAGTCGTCGTACTCCGCCGAATAAGTGTTGATCAAGGCGCCGGAGGCGTCGTAGATTCTCAGGTCAATGCGACACTTGCGAGAGGTGACAGCAGACCGGAAGAAAGCATTCACCGAATATGACACGCTGGGCTGTACAGCGAACCCGCTGGTGCCGGTCGGCGTGTGCATGGACATATCAGTGCCACCGGTGGTGCATTGCAGGTTGAAGGCAGCCACCCCTGCCCTGAACTGACCGGCGGTGGTGGTGCGGGTGAGCGTGCAGTTGGTGGCGGTCCAGCCAGTGGTGTTGGTTTCAGCGCCAGGGTTCGTGATCAGGTTGCTGCCGATCACTCCGACCATGGTGCTGCCCTTGACGAACGTACCTTCCACGATGCCTCGAACCAGGACGTTGCCAAACTCAGCGAAGCCGTCAGCGTTGATCGTCCAACCGGTGACGCCTGCGGTGTAGGTCGTGCTGCGGAGGTACTTCCCGACTTCTAGGTTCAGAGCAGCCAACTTGGCAGCCGTTACAGAATCAGCATTGAGTTCGCTGGTGGTGATGGCATTGGCCCCGATCTCGGCAGCGGTCAGTGTGTTCGCTGCGATCTGACCGGCAGTGATCGTATTGGCTGCGATATCTCCTGCCTGAATGGTATTGGCGGCAATCTCTGTTGAAGTGATGGTGGCTGCTTGAATTTGTCCTGCCGTGATGGTGTTCGCAGCAATCTGTCCAGA